CATCCTTGCCCATGTCTTCGATCTTCCAGCAGTACTCACAGCCCGCAGGACGTTCGCCCCGTTGCATCTGCTCACGTTCCATTTTCTTCTTAGCGGTATTGTGCAATGCTTTGGGGTTTGTTTTAAGCTCCTCAACATCGATTGCATGTGGCAAAGGATGGTGGCAGCTAGTGGTCTGGCCACTGCCTAGCCAAATAGTGGCATTGTACCACTTTGCAGCGCAGAAGCTGTCGCTCTTGATGTCAATTACTCTGCGTTTGTATTCTAAGTCTGTTTCGTTGTTCAGTCTAGGCATAATGGTAATTCAATATTCTTTCTTGTGCTAAATTCATTTACAAAATGTTTTAGCTCTTGGTGTAGTATTCTACTAAAGGCAGTGCTTGCAACAACTGATTTTAACATACCAAGACCCTTGATGTCAAACTTTTCCAATTCGCTGATTGCTGCAAGTACATCTGGTTTGTACTTGTCTGGTAGCGTGGCCATGCTTTGTATTTTTGGATCATGGCAATAATCCAATTGCCAACTAACTCTGCCAGACAACAAGGGCACAACAAACTGCCCAAAGTTGTGCAGGTCTCGCACAGTGATGCTGCTCATTACACTGCCAATCGAAATGTTCACATGCGCAGGCGCTGTTGCTACAAGGTAATGTAAGTTATCAACAAATTGGTTATAGTCCAAACCATAACGTGTAAATTCTGCAATTGCTCCTGTAGCATCTATGCTAACACGCACGTCTACGGATTCGAACTTATCACAGTGTGCAATGAATTTATCTAGGACTTCACGTTTCACTGCCAGGTTTGTGGATATGCTCAACGATCTAGCAGGAGTTGTGCTAATTAGTTGGAAGAACTTTTTGTTAAACAGCGGTTCTCCCCCAATTACACTCAATTGTTCTATGCTGTCAAACGTATTCAGGAACTCAATATTGCGATCCATTACGTCCGGTTGCTTTGGATCGATTGCATAAAAGAATCTGTCGCTAAAGACCTTGTATGGTGTTGTGCGCACATCTTGTTCCCACAGGCTGCTAAACTTAGGATTGCAGTAGGTGCATTGTAAATTGCATTCGTTGCCTACACTGACCTGCACTAGCTTAGGTTGTGCTGTATTGCTTGTGTAGTCTGCATAATTGCCTGCAAATTTATCTAGATGATAATGTCGTAGACTTCTGCCGCCTTCACGTTCCACAGTCCAGCAGTAGTCGCAGCTGGGATCTTGCACGCCTTGTAACATCGCATAACGTTCACGACTCACAAACTCTAATACGTTGTTGTTGAAGCGAGTGGGTTTGCTTTTGCAACAACTGTATGCGTAGTTCATTTCGAAACTAACATACAGTTCATCCCACTTAGCGGGGCAAAAAGTATCAGGAATTGAGTGCATGATATTTACACTCGTCCCAAAACTCTCGCATCTCTGGGAATGTTGTTTTGAAGTCAGTGCCACGTCTTGTGTCGTGATGGTTAAAGAAGCGGTAAAAGTCTGCACGTTGAGCAGTTACGTAAGCAGGATCTAACTTAGCGCCTTCTTTCATCCATTCGATATCACGGGCCATTCGCTGGATTTCGTAATCCTTAAAGCCTTGGAATGGCTTGTCCGGTGTCTCTGCGTTGTCCTGCATCCACTTGAGAACATCTTCCATTCGCTTAACATAAATCCATGGCATGATCTGAATACTTTGCCAGCTAGGAGTGCGTAGCAGTGGAGTGTCAAACCAAACACGTTGATATGTTTCGCTGTAGGCAATACGCAAGTCCAATATCCATTCCAACTGTGCCTGTAAGCCAACAATGCTAAGATTATTCATAGTGATAATGAATGTGAGGCTGTTGCGGTACGGAGCTTCTTGTAGGTAACGCAGAACGTTAGTTGACACACGTTGGTAATTCATGCCGTGACGAATATATTCAGCATGGGCAGCAATACCAGTGTCCAGACTTACATATTGCATGAAATGCTCAATTTGTGTATCGCACAATCTCTTAACATAATCCAAGTATTGATCAAACAACTTAGGTTCTACGCTAAAGTTACTGGTTACGTTTAAGTGCAGGTCTGGCTTGGGCAAGGCTAATACATAGTCAAAGACCTTGTAGGTATTCTTGTCCATCAGTGGCTCGCCACCAGTCATGCGGAAATGTTTTAACTTAGGGTACAGTTCCGGCCACCACTCCCAAAACGCATCAACGTAAGGATTAGACTCTCTGGCAGGTATTGGTCGTCTAGCATTAGTGAAGTGAGCCGGATCATTGTGAGGAACAGCGGTAGGAAAAGCACCGTGTCGTTGTACTTCATCAGCCCAACTGCTAGAAAACTGAGGGGAACAATAACTACACTTAAGATTACAAGCGTGATTAAAATTGACTTCCACATAACTTGGAATCGCGTCTTCGGACCCTGTACTATTTTTAATCTCGTCATAGTGTTCTGCTGCCCAAGGCTCTCCGCTTCTGTAGTGTCTGTCACTTAGTTGATCATGTGCTTCGATGTTCCAGCAATAGCTGCACTCGCTAGGCTTTTCATCCTTTAGCATAATCACACGCTGTTGCTTTTTGTGCTCAGTGTTATGTAATGCGCCGGGATTGAGTTTGATTGCTTCTGGGTCAATCTTATGCAATGGCGGATGGTAGCAACTGTTGTTCAATCCAGTTGGCAGGTGCAGGCTTACCTGCTGCCATTTAGCCAGACAGAGTGCAGGACCTAACTTGGCCTTCATCTCATCTGCTGCACTCATAAAGTCGCTCTTACCTGTTGTCATACGAATATTTCTCTAACATGTTTTTAACTAATGCGTAATCAGTTACTATCTCATGGGGTGGAACTGGATATTTGTTCTTTTTATACTGTGTTCGAAGACCAGTAGCAACCATATCTTCGTAGTAAACTACACGAGTTGCAGGTATTGCAAAGTCAAGATTTTGTTCAACAATAAACATCTCTATGTCTTCACTAGTTGAATCCCACGGAAGTAAATCTTTGTAATCATCCCAATTGGGCGAGTGCTTGCTAATGCTTGCTTGTGTTTGCGCCCTAAACACACACCAGCTAATATACTGCGCAACTTTGTTGCGTCTGCGCAGGTTGATAATTTCAAAGTTGCGTGTCCAAGCTGTGTTTACTGCTAATAGATTTTTAACCCGGTGTTGAACAATACTGCAATAGGTGTAGCGCTCAGTCTCCTGAGGCAACTCTGTTACTTCGCCTAAATTAATTTTATTAGGTATGGCAGACGAATTATACAACATGTCGCAGGTCATGTGACTACCACTACGTGCTGTGCCAACAACTATGGTGCCTTTTATTCCCGACACATGATTCCTCGATTTTTAAACTGACTTTGATAGTGATGCTTAAAGAACCGGCTTTGTTCTGCAGTCATGTCAACAATTGGCAATCCTAATCTTTTTGTTAAGATTTCTTGATACGGAGCCAATTGCGATTCGACGTTATCGTCTTTGTGCTTGTCCCACAGTGCTGCAAGTTTTGTAAAATCCTGGACTTCAGTATAGTCCCAATCTGTGAGCATGGTCATGTACGTGCCGAGTCTTGCGCCGTATATGGCCCACTCACCATTAGCCACATCTCGGCCCACGCTCTGCCAGATGCATAAGTTATCGTAGTTCCGTGATACCACCCTTGAGGTAAATTCAGTGATATTTGGTCGGGCTCCCCGATCCAGACACATTTTAACACCCTCCCTAAATCCTGCACGCCACGCCTGAAAAGGGCTTCCATCTGGAAATGTGGTACTGTAGCAATCTGCCATGGCCCAGTATTGTGGATGGAAACAAAATTCAACACAAGTTTCTGCATCGCCTTTACTTGCTTCATGAGTCTCCATGTTGAGAACAAAATCCTTAGTCCACGAGCTAAGTCCGCCATTACCATACATTAGTCCATTTATATTGTTACGTGCTCGCCATCTAAAAACACAATCACGATTATTTGCATCCAGAGACATCTGCTGATTAAAGAAAGCCGCATCAGGGATGTTATCCCCATCAATGAGGATAAATCGATCTGTATCCGACGCATCAGCAGCAGCTTTGTGTGCCGCGTCAGATCCCAATACGCCATCGACTCTCTTGGCCCAAGGTACCATGTTTTGAATAGTGACCCAGAATTCTTCTTTTTTTGGCTCGTCATATGTTAAGTAGATACAATCTAAATCTGCTACGTCAACTAACTCTGTCATAGTATTCTATTTCCGGATATTCTGTTTCCACCACTAGTGCAGCGTAACCTTTTACCACTGCCACTCCGTGTGTGCTCTTTTTTAATTGTACGTGAAAGCTTGAGTCTGTGTCAAACTGTAACTTACCGTCAACCACTCGACAATTATAATTTGGAAGTTCATATTGCTCTTGGGTGATAACAACATAGTTGCCCGCAGGATGCGAGTGACTACTCATTGAAATGGGCCGTCCTTTTGCATCATAATACAAACGGTATTCAAGCGTTAGTGTTGGGAATGTCTTGTATAACTCGTCGCTCATAGTATTCAATTAGTTCGTCTGTAGCATAGTCTTTGGCATGGTAATGCACTGGATGCAATTGGTTAATGTTATTGATTCGAATCATATCCCCATTGCGTTCTGTAACACAATAGTCTGTCCATGCTTGCTCGTCGCCCCATCCCTGCATACCTGACTTCATATGCACAAAGTTAATGAAATCTAAACTGGGATTATAACAAGGCGTGTCCATAATTTTTGCAGCTAATGCGTAGACTACATCAGTGGTAGGATACTCATCTACACAATTTTTAAGCTCTGCACGTACTGCTGGCCAGTTTTCAAATATCTGTCTAGCAAGTTCAAAGAACTGTTTACCCGTTTCGCTGTAGCGAAAGTACATCAGACCATTATAGGTATCTGGCAAATTATTATCATCAAACAACTGACGGTACTTGCGACTGGTTCCTGGTGTTTGTTGATAGGTCTTGCAGCCATAACTCAAACATACTTCATGTAGTCTAAATGCGTTCCACCAGTGGTCGATACTGCGAGTAAAAAGCAAATCGCTTTCTAGCTTGATAGTTTCTTTGTAGGGAGTTAGCCACCACACATGCCACTCGTTGGCAAAAGGACCGTTGCCTTCTACTAGATTAGTGGGAATAATGTGGTCAAATACTTGTCGGTGTTGTTCAGTAACTTGCTCAAGGGTTGCTTGATCTACAATAACTGCATATTGCTTAACTGATTGTGTTGCTTTAATATTTAGCGCCTGCAGGTACGCGAGACGTAGGTAGTCTGTGCTGTCTGTGTTAATTGCTAGTGTTACAAACCCTTGTTGGGCAACGTGTCTAGACATTGGTCTACTAGTTCCTTTAGTGCCGGGCTGGTTAGCCAAGCTTTTGAGATGATATGTAAGTTCTGACGCGGTAGCACAAAACCTTTATCGGATGTCTTGACAACAACGTTCTTGGATACTTGGATGTCCGATATGGTTCCGGTGACTGTGAGAATATGAGCTGGAGCAAAACTCTCTGGTGCCAGTGAATTTCCGTTGAGTATGTAATGCGCGATCGCAAAGGCATAATCATTGCGAAAATTACCTTCTCGTATGTTGTAAAGTAACCGGTAGTAATCGTAGTTCCTTTTAACCATCCCCACCAGTTCAAAAAATAATCTTGCACGTTCGGTTTTCCTAAATGCGAATGCAGTGGCCCATACATAAGGCAAACTGTGTGGGCCCATTACACTAGGCTGCTGCGGTATATTTACATACCTGTTTTTGTCAAAAAGCAAGTAATCGAAGTTGCTGCCAAACAACCGAAGGAGACTATCATCAAATACAAGATAGTCGGCATCGAGGACGATAGTTTCATCATAAGGGCTTGCTGCGTAGGCTTCATGTCTTCCAAAGTTTTTCCATTCTACAAATGTACCAGAATCGGTACTAAATCGTCGGTTACTGCCTGTGTCTTTTGCACTTACAATGGTAGTAGGCAATCCCATGCAGTGCTTGATTAGTCTAGCGTTTTGTTCTGCAATACCTACATAATCTGTTTCAGCAGTGTTGGTTGCAAAGATTACAACGCCTTTAGACTTTTCGGATTTTACGGAGCTCTGCGTATTGTTCATGCCACTCGTTCATTACACGATAGTAGTGCTGTTGTGCTGTTACCAAAAATACCTGCCGATCAATTTCGATTGGGTTTTGATATACATCCTCGATGTACAATAAGTCCAATGGCCAGCTCTGCACAAATGCCAGTAACTCGGGCGTGATCTTAAACATTCCACCATTGTGTGTCATGTGCAGATCTGTTTGGATCTTTTCTCGCAGTATTTGCTTATTGGTTTGAAAATCTGTAGCCAAACGAACTTGTTCAACTATTTTAGGTAAATCGCTCATGTGCATAGTATAGCATAAACGACCTTAAAGAAAAAGCCCCTTTCGGGGCTAGCTTGTCCAATTAGGCAATAGTTACAGTGCCCCAACTGTTGGTTAAGTTGGTTGTTTCTGGAGGTCTAACTGTGATGTTAGTAACGATACTCAAGTTTAACTGGTCGTTAAAGTTACCCTGTGTTGGGGGTGTACCTGCTGGAGTATATGCCGGGATGCCTGCTGGCGCAGTGTTTGTGTCTGCTGCTGCATCAGTCAGTGTAATAGTGAAAGTAAAGATCGTTCCAACGTCACCGTTTGATCCTTGAACTCCGTTTGTCTTGATACCAATTGCAACACTGTTAGAGCTGTAGTCTGCTGTGCCAGATGCTGAAGTTAGGGTAATGATACTTTGGTTAGAAGTTGTGCAACCCCAGTAGCCCAAGTTGATGTTAGAAGCAGATACTGTGCCGCCTGTGCCGGTTCTGCTATTAGATGCACCATTAACGACCATGCTAGCCAATTTGGTATTTAACAACGATACCCAGTCAGCGCCTTTGCTGTTGCCCAGTGTGTTTGTTGCAGAAAATGTTAGTACTAGCTTACCACCTGCGTTAAAGAAATAACGTGCCTGGTCTGCGCTTGCAAATGTTGCAGTTCTAGTAATAGTCTGTGTAGTTGGAGTTGATGTATTCCAAACCGTTGCCGCTGGGGCTGTGCCTGTAATGTCTGTACCATTGGTTGCAGTCAATGCTCGGTTTGTGTAGGCTGTGCTTACGCTAGAACTAAAAGTGCTCAAGTATGTAATTAGAGAACCTGCTGTAGGTGCTCCGATGCCTGTGCCAGACCCACTTTGGTGTGTTGCAATTGCGTTTAATGTATTAACTGCTGTCGCCCACTGTGTTGCGGTAACTGTACCGCCAACACTAACTTGAGATAAAGGCGACTGCCCATACCCAGCGTTGCCATTGCCAACTGCCCAGATAGTGTTAATTTGATTTGTAGTACTGCTTGGACTTGATCCAACAAAACCATTATAGTCTGTTGCTTGAATCAAGCCACCTGATGAATATGACATATTTTATATTTCCTGTTACGAATTTAGTTTTACCGTAGCTTCAATTATACCCTCGCCCGGGGTGGATTTGCTAGTCAAAGCTCGCCCAATTACGTTCCACGGTGAAATTTCATTTCGGGCTCCTGCTCTAGCTAGTCCATTTCCGGCACTAACTAAACGATCGCCTTTTCGAATTGTTCCTATTACCCGAACCGGTACGCGACCGCTAACTGCAACAGGTGGATGTGTAGCATCTGTGCCTGCGCCCGAGTTCATTAAATACGCTGCATTTGTACTTATGACGCCTAGAATGTTTTCGCTTAATTCTTGTGCCACTGCTGTAATTTCTTTGGCTCCGCCAAGTTCAACCACTGTACCAGCAGCAATTGGACGATCGGCTTCGAAGCGTTCTGCAACGTCAGCGTATCGTGCATGAATTGCAGTACCATAAATGTTATCCCACCATTTTTCTGGCGAACCTAAATTAAAGCCTGTGCCTGTAACTGCTGCGTTTGCTGTCGGCACTAGGTTAGCATTAAACGTAGTATTGCCACCAGACCCACCAAGGCCAAGGTTTACAATAGCGTCATCAACATACTTTTTGTTAGCAATATTATGGTCTGACGCTGTGGCAAACACTGTTGCTGCGCCGTTGCTGGTATGTGCATAGACTCGTGGCCCACTTGCGCCAATAGTGAATAGTTTTGTTTGGTTACCGCTTATGTTTGCATAAAACGCCAAGTCATTATTGTTGATAACGCTTGATACTTTTGCCATACCGGTTGTTGCTGTTAGAGTCAAATCTCTTGCAGCGCCAACAACCAATCCATTATCATTTAAAATAGTCTGTGCTGTAGTAAACGGGCTTGTTCCGTTTAGTGTTACATAAGAAGCAGCTGGTGTGCCTCCAAGGTTTTCTGCGTTGTTTGCATTACCCCAATAACGGAAATCGGTGTCGGATTCTTCTACTGGCACCGGTAAGTTAAAGCCGGGCTTGATACCATCAAATCCTGCGATAGAAGGAATAGGATCAAATTGAGTTTCGCTTAAAATTGCAATCAAGCTGTTGTCAATTAAGAATTTAACAATAACGTGTTGTGTTGCACCATCCGACAATACATCTGCAATAGCACCAGACTGTCCGGTGGTTGTAGTAAATGCTGGCCCAACCGTTGTCCAGTCAGTTCCGTTGTAAACTTTCAATTGAGCGTTTGTAGTGTCCCACCACATGTCGCCGGTAGCGGCTGATCCCGGATTTCTAACATCAGGTGCAATTGAGTCACTTGTGCCACCACAGATACGTTTCCATACTGCTGAGCCCATGTAGACTTTAAGTACTTTATTTGTGCCATTGGCTTTGTCCCACCATAGCTGCCCTTCTTGAGGATTTGCTGGCTCAGATGAACTTGCAAAGTTTTCTAGCAGTTGTACAAAGTTTTCGTTTAAGAATTGTCCGTATCCAGGGAAATTTTTACCGACTAATGTCAGACTAGTAGTAGTTGAATCTGAGGTACCCGGTGCAACGTTTGCTAATGGGGTTCCGTCTGAATTGTTAATCGTATATGACATTTAGCCTATGCTCCAATTTATTGTTTATTTATCTGCTTTTTTATAGGTATTGGAACCAAAAATCGCCGTCAACGCCCTGGCCCGAATTAGGGGTACTTGTGCTAATAAATCTATGGCTACCTTGCCACAGTGCGCTAGCTGCAACTTCACCTTGCACAAATGCTGTGGTTGCAATCTTAGTGCTGTTATCGCCGGTTGTAGGAGTTACTGATCTAGGAGTACCAGTTAGTGTAGGGCTGTTAATCGGGGCCTTGTCATTCAATCCATTTGACAGGTTAGTGCTTAATGCAGAAATATTAGCAGCGATGTTGGTGTCCACATACAAGCGTCTAATATCGTCTTGTGCCATCACATACGCAGTGGTTGCTAGCTGTGTGGTTCTAACTCCTGCGTTTGCAGTTGGCGCAACCGGAGTTCCAGTTAGTGCTGCATCAGCTGCATCGGCCTTTAAACCTAGGTCGTCGCTTACTGTGCTGGTTAAACTTGCAATATTTGCAAGTATCGAAGTGTCAACATACAGTCTGCGGGTATCGTCTTGCGTCATTACATAAGCAGTTGTTGCAATAGTAGTTGAGCGATCGCCGGCGCTGGCTGTTACTGAACGAGGGTTGCCAGTAAGCACAGGACTTGCAATATTAGCTCTTAGTCCAATTTCAGTATTCTGTGTTGCTGCATTAGCCCACAGGCTGGTAATTTCAGTATTCTGTGTTGCTGCATTGGCCCACAAGCTGGTAATTTCAGTATTCTGTGTTGCTGCATTTGCCCAAAGATTATTGATATGAGTTTGCTGACTTGCAGCATTTGATGTTTGTGCAGCGGCATTTGAAATAATAGCCGAGTTCAAAGTGCTGACATTTGCTGCAATTTTTGCTTCTATAGCTGCAACGTTTGCTGCCAATTGCGCAGTGCTAGCAATACCTGTAAACTGAGCACCGTTGTATACGTTAATTAGCCCTGTTGCAGAATTGTACCACAGTTGCCCAGTAATAGGGTTAGTGGGACTGGTTGTTCCAGCAAAGTTTTCTAATAGATAGACTTGGTTCTCGTTTAAGAATTGTCCGTATCCAGGAAAGTTCCTACCTGCTAACGTCAGTGATGTAGAGGTGTTGTCACGCTCGCCATCTGGGATAGTGTTTAGTAGGGTAGAATTGTAGCGATTAATAGTGTATGACATAGGGTAAGCTCTTTTATATATTTACTCAATATATATACTTATCCCAAATGCCTATAGTTTTGTAACCTGCACAAAAAACTTGTTATTTTCTGTAGTAAGCTCTATTCTACGCTTAACTACCGGGGTGTCAACGTAAACAAATTGGTATGTACTAAACAATTTACGAAGTATCCTAGGTGCCACATACATGCTAACCGCAGATCCAGTACAAGCACGACTGCCGCCGCCAAAGGGAATATAACTGCCTTTTTTAATCGACGACATGCCGCGTTCGAATCGCTCAGGGGTAAACAAGTCTGCATCTTCCCAATTTTCAGGGCTTCGATGTGTTTGGCTCACCCCAACGATTACTGTAGGATCTTTCTTGCCAAAGTGGAACGGGCACTTGCGAACTGGCTCATAGGTTAACATGTGAAATGGTGGGTATAACCGTAAAGTTTCAATGTATGCATGTCTGCTGTAGGTTTCACTGTTGCGTAGCTTAGAGTGTACCGCAGGAGTTGATCCAACTGTATACACACTCCACATTAGGGAAATTGCCAGAGTGTTTGCCCCAATAAAAGCTGCGCGAATTTCCCCTAGTACTTCAGCGTGAGTTAGCTCACCCGTTGCTTCGTGCTGCTTCAACGACTCAAGAAGGCCACCAGCTGCTGGTGTTGCAGTGTGGTAAACAAATTCAGCAAGTTCTGCAAATTGTTGATTTTTTCTGTGCAGGCGTGGGCTTAACATGTTTTTTAACCAGGACGGCAGAGGAAAGTAGTTGAGTATAAATATCTTTTCAAACGATTCCTGGGTTAGGCTTTTGTTTATACTTCGAGTCTCAATTCCCGTTGCAAGTTCTGAATCGGGCACTACGCCCAAATAATGTTCTACAAATGCTTGGTGCAAACTTTGTTTGATACAATCTAGAATATCAAACTTTCCGCTAGCACTGTTAATGTCAGCCGACAGTTGTGTCCATGTTGTATCTGCAATGCGTTCGTACACGCTATTGTTTAGATGCTTGGTAGTTATAGCACGTTTAATTGCTGCTCGGTCATCGGGCTGACTCACAGCCGCACCAACTGCACCATCGTGCTCAACCATTCGGCAACTAAGCGATGACCTGGTATAAGAAGGATTGTTGTACAGGGCCGCAATAGTAACAGGGTCCGAAGTTAATTTAAACTTGGACCCTAACCCTGTTGATTCGACTGTTTGATTTTTAAACTTAGGCAGATTTGCTAATAGCTGCTTGAATCGATTTGCGTAAAATGCCATACTTGATTTTTGCCTTTGCAGACGATAACTTTAACATGAAGTAAGCCTTAACGCAAGCATATTTGGCAAAATACGGTACGTGTTTGTTTTTGCTAACCAAATCAAAAATAGTTTCCACAATATATCGATCTGAGTAACGAGTAGCATGACTATCAATTAATTTAACAGTGGCATACTTGTACAAGTTAATTGCTTCTGCGTAGCGTTCTTCTTTTATCAGCTTGGTAATAGGTACTAGTACATCAGCGTAAAAGTTTGTCCATTCAGCATTACGTTCAACAATTAGGGGAGCAACCTTATAGTACAACTGAACTGCTGCACGATCTTTGTCACTGTTCATCTGTGTGTCACGAACCATTCGCGCTAACGCTAGTTCTTCGCAATCGTCCGGCAATCCCATTGCCATAACTGTTGCTGTAGTCAAGAAGCAGCCTCCGCCGCCCCCGCCGCCTCCTCCGCCACCATCGCCGGTTTGGCCACCATCGCCACCAATACCATCGCCTGGCGTGCTGCTACCGCTACCTTGTGGAGCTCCTGCAGGATATGCAATCTCAGGATATGCAGGTCCGTAGTTACCACCACTAAAAGTTGGCTCGATCGCCGGCGCTGCAAAGCCTTTAAGCGAACGCCACTGCCCGTTTACCTTAACCCAGGCATTTTGCAAAGTCTTCCATTCGCCGGCTACCTTAACATAAGAAGAATTTAATCCCTTCCAGTCTCCGCCAACCTTTACACCACCGAATGTAGATGCTGTAAATACCATTACTGCGCGGCCGCCGCCGCCATTGGCAATTGTGCCAACCCCAATTGGGCTAGACCAATATTGATTAGTTGTACCGTTGGGAGTATTACCTACCGGTTGTACGCCGCCCGTAGACGATGTACCAGTATATCCGCCAAGTCCGCCTGAGCTATTATCGTAGCCCATTGTGCCACCAAAGCCGCCAACGATACCGCCCCCGCCTCCGCCGCCTCCAGCGCCGTCACCATTGCAGTCTTGTCCGTTAGTTCCTTGAGAACCTGAACTAGGACTGTTGATTGTGTAGCCAGGGTTGCCTCCACGATTATTGGATCCACCGCCGCCACCGCCGCCCCCGGCTGCAACATACGCTTGGGTTCCGTTAATTACTACTGCGGTTGCTGCGCCGCCACCACCGCCACCGCCTGACCACCCAGACGGGCCTGCATTTCCGCCACGTGCTCCACCAAATGAATAACTGTTGCCATCGATGGTGATGTTGTATCGACCACGGCCGCCGGTGCCTGCACCAGAATTAGTTCCACTGCCGCCTGCTAGGCCGCCCCCACCCACAGCCACGCTAACTGCATCGCCTTCGTTTATGGTAATAGTTCCTGCCCAGTACCAACCGCCAGTGCCTGTGCCGCCCGGGCCATTTCCGTCTGCACCACCGCCGCCGCCGCCAGCGCCCCACATATATAATGCTACATCAGAGTGATAGCCAGCTGGCATAGTAAACGACTGTGTGCCGCCTGTATAATCAAATGTTTTAACTACTGTATTTGCCATAATCTATTATTGGTACTGGAACCAAAAGTCTCCGTCTGACCCTTGCCCTGAGTCGGGTGAGTTTGTGCTAACAAATTTTCTGCTGCCATCCCAATACTGGGTAGCTGATTTTACAAAAGCTGTTGTTGCAAGTTTTGTACTCGTGTCACTTACTGGCCATGTTGTAGCAGTTGGCGAACCAATGAACGCAGGGCTGTCAATTGCTGCTTTTGCATTAATTGCCGCCGTTAGTGTATTAGACAACGATGTAATACTTGTAGTAACTGTATCATCAGTATATGCACGAGCCAGGTTATCTTTTGCTACCACAAATGCTGTAGTAGCAATTCGAGTTGAATTGTCAGCAGTTGACGGGGTAGTTGCAGTCGGCGTACCAGTTAGTGCTGGGGTGTCGAGTGTTGCATACGGAGTCAAGTCAGCTGAAGTGAGATAGCCTGCATTTTGAATCGACGTAATAGCATCAGCCTGTACACCGGCATTGCTCCATAAATTTGTTACCTCAGATTGCAGCGAGGAAATTGCAGAATTAGCGGCTGTTACATTGCTGTTTGTTGCCGCGATGCTACTTGCAAGCGTCCCAGCGTTTCCATTAATGGAAACAATACTGTTATTAATAGAATTGATATTCCCACTAATTACTGTCAACTGATCATTCTGTACTGTTGCATTTGCCCACAGGTTTAAAATTTCTACTGACTGTGCTGCTGCGTTGGCTGTAGTTGATACTGCGTTTGCAGTAATCTGCGATTGTAACGCCAAAACATTTGCTGTTAGCTCTGATCTTAAATTGGTTACGCTGCTGCTTAGTTGGACTGCATTTGCTAGTGCGCAAAAAGTAGTTCCGTCATAATAGCTCAACGTATTAGCAGTAGTGTTATACCATAACTGGCCAGTCAATGGGTACAGAGGTGCAATATCGTTTGCAAAATTTTCAAGCAGATAAATGAAGTTTTCATTTTGTGCTGTGCCGTAGTTGATATAATTCTTACCAACTAGCTTAACCTGGTACTTGTCGTTGACTGTACCGTCTAGCAAACTCACTAATTGCTGGCCATTTGTTTTGTTTATGGTATACGCCATGTCTATTATCCGATCGAGCTCAAGTTAGTTAATGTCTGGATACGCACTGTGTAGTCGATTTGAATAAGTCTGTTTAGGGATTTTTGTACAGGGTGGAATACAACGTGAGTTAGTAGTAGTCCTGTAGTTGTCAGACCCTCGCTACCATCAAGGCTGCGAGCTTTTAGTCCCAATTCGTCAAAAACGTAGTCACCGTTTAAACTTTGGCTGTTGTCAAATGCTGCTTGGTCAGCAGGCTCGCCGTAGTCTAGTAGACAAGTAACTAGAATGTCTGTGTAAATGTTGCCGGGTGTGTGCAATACTGTAATCTTATTGCGAGCAGGGTCAGTATTCTTAATTGAAGTATCGTCAACAATTTTAAAATACGTTGGGTTATATAAGTTACTGTTCTGCGCATTGGTGTTTGGCGGCAAGTAGCTAATAACGCCAGTTGGGTCAACTGCGGTTCCACCGTTGCCAAAGTGCATTTCATAGACAAAATGCTGTGGAGTACCGTCGGTGCCTGCAACCTTGTTTGCAATACATTGAGCTAGACTCACGCTCATATTTTCATAGTGAATTGCGTTGCGTTTGTTCACAAAAACTTCACCAGACACAGGGTCATGAATCTTAATGTGCCCTTGCACATGGATTCCTCCCACTTCATCTGGTTTACGTTCGGGTTGTTGATTTTCCATCTGAGTATTGTCCTGCTGTTTATCTTGTTCCATATGTTATTTATCGCTAATTTTTGGTTACAGTACTAAGGCTTCAATTAGTTTTTCTGATGCATCAATGCTGCTTTCAAGAGCTATAGCAAAGGTTTCGCCCTGTCCGCTTATTGCACAGCCGTTATCTGCTGCGATTAGACGATCGCCTTTGTTTACTATACCGATTACTCGCATCGGAACACGGCCTTTTAGTGCAACCGGGGTGCCGCCTTCAAGGAAAGAATTCATCAAATGCGCAGGGTCTGTAGAAACTGCACCAATTGCTCGGTAACCCGGCTTACAAGCTGTTACTTCAGCGGTCCCGCCGACTATTAACACAGTCCCTGCAGGGTATACTTGATCTGCTAAGTACATCTCTGCCAAGTCAGCATATTGTGAACTAGTTGATCTAGCAAAAATTGTGTTGTACTGGAAGCTGCTGCTACCAATGTTGCTCACTGCGTTTGCTGCTGGCACCACGTTGCCCATGGTCACTGTTCCAGTAAACGTTGGATTTGCAGTTGGTGCCTTGTTATTAAACGTATTCCAATCTGTACTGCTCAAATATCCGTTGGTCACAGTGGTTGCGGCCGGTATACTCAAGTTTGGAACTGTGATATTACCAGCATTAACCAATGGACCATTTACTATTAGAGCGTTAACAATACCAGACTGCACTGTATTTTCAATGCCCGATACTCTAGCCGAAATAGTTGCAGTGTTGGTTTGCAATACTGACACTTGACCTTGGATAATACCAATCTGTGTTGACTGACTACTTTGGCTGCTAACCAATGAGTTAAGCGAAATCTGCTGTGCTGCTGCATTTGACTGCAAGCTGCTTACATTAGATTGTATGCTTGTAACGTTTGCATTTACTGTATTTGAAATAAATGCCCCCATAACAGTACCAGTTACTACCCCTAGCACGTTTGAACTAGTAATAGAAACCACTGGGATCAGTGATTCTGCTGCGATGTCTTCTATTTTTGGTAGTTGACTGAATTTAATTGCCATTTTTAATCTTCCTTAGTTAACAGTTGAGAGTTTTCTGTCATCAATACTGTATTTACTGAAACTTCATCTTCGGTGCTGTAATAGTCATCAAAGCTCAAGGTATTCAATCCAGCGCCTTGTCCCAGGAACGCACGAGCTGGTAAGCTGCCCGAGTCTTGGAACTGTAGACCTTGTACAAACAACACTGGGTCAAGCCATGCTAGCGAATCTTGACGTATAACAACGTTTGATCCAGCATTTGCTGTTACTGTTACATTACCGGCTGCGTTAACTGCTCCCAAAATACCAATGGCATTTGCAGAGATATTAGATACTGTGCCATTGATACTGAATACACAGTTTGCATTAGCAGTAGTAAAGCTACCCGAATTGAATGTAACCGCAACAGATTTCTGTAGGTCCACGTTTCCACGTACCACTGCGTTACCGCTACTAAACGCTTGAGTAATGATATCTCCAACATTCACAGTAATGTTTGCATTCAGTGTGATTTTATAAGTTGGATTATCCACTGTAGTAAACTGTGACGTAGACGCATTAGCTCTCCAGTAGTTAATTCCCACGTTACTGCTGTATTCTTCGTTAGTTGAAATGATTGCAGTACGAGACTTGATGTCTGGAATAACTTGATCTACGCTAGCATCATATACTGTCGTAAATGCTGGATGTGCTTGACTTGCTGTGCCACCAACACCTCGACGTATGTTACGCAATGAGTTAGTTTCTACATCATTTTCCCAGTAGGTAATCTTTTCGCCGCCAATAAACACTACACCAGGGATAGCACGGACTAGATCCGGGATTGGTAATGCGCTTGAATCGCTTACAAAAATAACATCCGAGTTGTATGTTAACGCACCTACAATGTAAGTAGTAGCAAATCCGCTAATTCTGTAATATTCGTGGCCACCATTGATGTCCATAAACTCACGATATGCCAATGATGCACCACCCGGCTTAACAGTCAAGTTACTCGAGCTTTCAACTTCGGCAGTGAACACGCTAATGTCAATGCTTTCGTGTAATACACCAGGCAATAACTCTTCAGGCGCATGGCTTGAGTAGTAGTCAATGTACGCACCACCATCAATGATAATGTCTTCTGGACGGATACCCAGTCCAGTGTCAACATAACGACTTTGGATAACAGAATCAAGTAGTGACTGATCTTTAACGTTTGCGTTAAATGGCAGACCTTGTACACTTACGCCTGGGTACTCAATGCCTTTTACATATTGAGTTAGCCAAAAACGGTTAGATAGTGTGCTTGCAACTTCCTGGCCTAACGCAGTCGCTAGGTCTAGATTGTTCTGTTGGCGGCTAGCAATGTATGCGATAATTCTATCGTTAGTATTGCCGACGTCAGCGCCAGTTAACAACTCAAATGCATCAAAGTTAAAGTTTGCTGCTGCTGCAATGTTGCCAGTAGCAACGTAGGCATCACCGTTAAACGCAACAATGTCACCATCTTGATAACTGCTGGTAGCATTCCAAATTTGTACGCTACTGTCGTATGCAGTACGATCAAATTTCAATACGCTGTCGAACTGTCGAACTGTTTTGTTTGAGATTCGTGCTGCTGCCAGTCCACCTGTACCAGTTCCATTGATAGATACCAATGGTCGGCTGGTGTATCCGCTTCCGCTGTTGGTTACAGTGATAGAACGAATTGCACCATTACCCCAGATATTTGCTGTAGCAGTTGCACCTGTACCACCACCACCGCTGATAGTGATAATTGGCTCAATTAAATAGTCCTGACCGTGGCTTGATAGCTCAATACTGTCAACTTCAAATGTGTGATATTGCTTCCAATATTGATACTCTGGAGTATTGTTGATTAGTGTAGTGTCGATTGACAGTTCTCCACTCGGAGGACGATACATTGCTAGAGACTTGTTGTACAAGCTAGGCAAGTCAAAGTCAGTGACATTACTTTCAACAGTGTCGTTACCAGTATAGTCAACTACATATTCACGGACAATAGTACGGTATGGTTTAACTTCGTTAATATAATCCAAGTAGTAGTCTTGGTTATCAAGAACAAAGCTCGGTGGCTGGTTTAGTTCACGTAAAGTGTGGAAAATTCTAATAAAGCTGGTCTTGAAAATCCAGTCAACACTTGTTTGTTCATGTAGGATGTAATTAACCAGTACAAAGAATAGTTTGTTAAACTCATCGCCTAGGTTGTTGATAAAGATGTCGTCGCGCAGGGCCAATAAGATGTTGCGAATTTCAATACTTGGTGTTTGATCAAAACGCACAGTGTCAAATCGGTCTTCGTCCCAGCCCATTTGACCAGCTGGCAAATCGTACAGAGTATTGCTCAATTGGATTGTTCCGTTTTGGATTCCAACTTTAGTTAGGGTTAAATTAGCGTTAACACGATAAATTGCAAACTGTGCATTGTCGTCGTAGTTAACACGGATAATTTCCCCAGGCGCAACACTTAACGCCGCAATATCTTTGTATGCCGCTACTGTGTAGTTGATACGACTTGTTGGGTCGTAGTCGCTTGCAAACCAGTCAACCTTAGACCAGTACAATTGTGTGTTGTAGTACTGGATGCGATGGGTCTTAAAGACTCTGTTGCTGTTGAGTTTATAGATTGTCCATAGACCGTTGTTGCTACTGTCTCCAGTTACAAGAACTCTATAACCAATTGGGATACCTGACTCTTCTCTTACGTCGATGTAGCCAATTTCTTCAACTGTTGGGACAACTTTATCGTACTCAGTTACTGCTGGAATTGGATCTTCTTTTTCCATTCCCAATAGACTGTATTGATAAACAACTGGGTGCTTAATTAATACATTGTTTACATAGTTAACAAAGTTCTCAACAGCTTTAGCACGGTTTAAGATCATTGTTTGACGTGGTCTGATATTGATACCGATTTTATTAGCAGGTGTCAGTGACGGGTCAGGCACAACTTGACCAACTTGGTCAACACCACTCAAGCTATCAATCAATTTAGTAATGATACGCTCAGGCACACGGCTGTTTGGATCGTTTTCGTTTAACAGTTCGTACTCGGTGTGTACATTATTGCGATTATGCATCTTTTGATAATCAATATGCAGCACAGTGTCGGTGCCACTCAAGTACGGTTGTACGTTAACTACACCAATAGAATTGGTTTTCATCAACATTGCATAAGGAACACCTTGCAACTGTGGGTTTTCAATGATGTCAGCTAGTGTTTTAACACTGTAACGCTTGCCACGAGCAGCATTCTCTTTGTTAGTGACCCAGAAATAATACAACGAAGTCACGTTGCCACCAATAACTGTAGTTACAGTAGAGTAAGCTCCGTAATTCAACGGGATACCATCACCTCCGTTGCTTATGTACTGCACTGGAGGATACTTGCTTTCGACCCATTCGCAAACAGTAACTTGGCTACCAGGGAAAATCTTACCCCAGTTGTTGCTGCGGTATACAAGATCATCTTGCTCGTAGTCGATGTAGCGTAGGTTTTCTAGATTCCACCAGATCTGACCAACTTGGCGTTCGTTCCAGTAGTAGCCTGCATTAAATGCCGAGCTGCTTGAAGACCCAGTGTTATAAATTGCAGGATCTACACTGGTTTTAAAATCAATGTCTTGTTCTGCAATGCCCAAGATCTTGCCCTTGACTGGATCAATGTAGTCCAGGCTGGCACTAATAACTTGAGTATTTTTATTGTACAAGAAGATTTTATTGATGTTGTCTAGGTCAACAGCTTCGTCTTGTTGTCTAATTTTATCCCAAGATGTTTTAAACTCTGGGTTAGCGTATGTATACACCGCGCCAGAATTTTCTACTGCTGCGCTGTAATCAGTACCTGGTGCGCCAACAAGGATCAAGTCTTTATTAATGTCTGCTGATGCGCCAAATCCATCGTTGGATTCCAGCGAGTCAGACTTGATATGCTGTGCATAGCTCATTGATCCGGTGTTTTCGCTGCCAGTCAATGAATTAGTTAGTAGTTCGTACACATATACTGACCCGGTGGACTTAACATAATCAATCATACGAGTTGACGATTGATCAAATGTTGTTGTTCCGCCATCAATTTCAGTTACGTAGTAAACGTCGTCTGCATCGCTAGTCACTAGCAATGTATTAGTAACCGGACAGTAACGTACATTTTTAGCAAACCCAGTGCCAATGCTACCATCTGGATGACTAATGATTTGATCTAAGCTGAATACTGATAAACCAATGTTGTCAAACAAATTAGTTTCGTTTGTTCTAATAGATAGTTTATTATTTTCAACTACGCTTTGAGACACAATCTCAATGAAGCCACCTGCAACAGTAGTTGCTGTAACCATTGGGATTTTCTTAGCGTTAATTAGCTCAACGCAGGCAGACGGTGCAACATACCCGTTGTCATCAATTGCAGTACTAAGGTCAACCCAGTAGTTGTTGATGTACAACCCGATGTCGCTGTCGAATGTAGATCCAGAATCTACTAGAGTTTGGATGTACTCAACAACGTTAGTTGCTGTTACTTTTCCTAAAATCTTGCCTGTGTCAGTGTATCGGTATACTGCGCCTGTCTTGCCTGACGCAAGTGTCTTGCCCGATGCTCCAACAAAGATTGACGATCCATTGATGTGATCAATTGCAACTTGACTACCAAACAAAGCGCCCGATTGTTGATCAGGGTCAACAAACTTTTGTACCATAACGTAGCTATCGCTAACTACCAGGATAACTCTGCCCAATGCCAATGCATCGTTAAAGCTTAACACTGTGTCGTTTGTAACTGTATATGCATCAGTTGATTGTAATTTACCGTCCACGAATACCTTGGTTAAACTTGTAAATGGCTTACCAAATACATAGGTGTTTTCCAAGTCACTTAGATAAGATTGTTCAAACAATTTATACACGTAGACTGCGCCAGAATTGTTGTTCTCACCTGGTGCGCCAACAACAACTGTGCGGCCATTGTCTGTTGTAGCAACTACGTTACCAAATTGGTCTCCTGACACTGCTGTGTTAGATGTTATGCTGATGTTTGCATAAGCATAGTGAGGGCGCTGTGTAATTGAGATATTCGCAAACGAGCTTCCTGACGATACTGATGGCGGGTTAACAAAGGTCAACACGTTGCCCGACAGGGTATAATCCAAGTTCGGGATGTAATTCTTATCCATATCAACCAGTGCCAATGCCCCGATGCTGTCAGGTGTATATGACAATCTATATGAGTCTGAATCAACTTGTAAAGTTACAGGATAGGTGTTTGAAGAGAACACAAACGAACTAACTGCTGCACCGGCCACATTGCTAATAGTAATAGTTGCACCGTTAACCGCTGTAACTGTTGTGCCTACTGGAATAGCGTTACCTGTTGCTGCTGTGACGCTAGCGCCAACATCAACCCATGCGTTAGCAGATAGCAATGTAATTGTCTGTGTACCTGATCCTAGTGTACCAGCTAGTGAAACATTAGATTGACCAAGCATCGCTGTACTCAATACCAATGTAGTTCCGTCAACGTCAGACACAGTAGTCGACGCTTGTACTGCTGAGCCATTTAGTTGTGTTACTGCAAATCCCGACTTGATTCGGTTAATATCTATACTAGAATCTAGTGTGATGTTTGCTGTGTTAATTACGCCATTGGCCGACAGGTAAACAGTGCCAGTCAATGATAGATCGGTGCTAGTACCATAGGTAATTGTGCTGCTTCTGCTGTCAACAGTCTTGCTGTAGTAAACGTGTACTTTGTTCTCGCCAGGAGCGCCAATGTACAACAAATTGTTGTCAGTACTGATGCTAGTCGATTTGCCAAAGTAGTTGTTGGCGGCTGCTGAATTTGATCTGATAGTTTGTGTAGTACCAGTTCGCAGATCGTAAACAAATACATAGCCTTCGTTGCTATTACTAGCAGGTGCTCCGACTACAATAGTGTAGTCACTAACGCTAATTGACGAACCGTAACCAGCTGAGGTATTAGCTCTTGCTTCCAACTTGCTGGTTTGAGAAATTTTGCCATATACTCTTGAGAACGTCTTAACAGAGCCAGTTGATCCGTTACGGTTAACCAAGTTTGGCATACCCACAAAGAAGTTGTTTGCTAAACGGTTGCTGGTAACTGTTGTACCAAAGGCTGCGCCTTGGCTAATCGCTTCATCAGTGATAGTGGTATCAGTTGCCCAGGCATTAATCTTGTTAAACACGCCCCATTGGTTTGTGCTAGTTGCGTTGTCAACCCACAACTTGTCTCCTGGTTGCCATCCATTCAATGGGATAATACCATCAGCCTGTGTTAGATCAGTTAATCTTGCTGACTGTAGTTTGTATAGTACTCCATAGCCGTTAACACTTTGTAGTTCTTTAATTGTTTCAATTTTGTATTGAGTTACGTCAATGCTCTGTGCATCAGTTCCTCGTAGAGCAACTTGCACACTGGTGCGACTGTTAACTGAATACACTTGATAGAACCCATTGAATCTTGTGTCGAATGCTTTAACTGCAAATACGTCTCCAATCTTCAATTCTGGATCATCTGTAAAATTAATAGTAATTAAACTATCAATGTTGTAACTGAAGTTTGTTACGTTTACCTGTGTTTCAGTAACACGGTATACGTTCCACTCTTCGGTGTAGTCTTTTGCAACCCAGATGTAGTAACCAGGGCCAATGTTATCTAATGCAACATCTAGATCATTGAAGGATGCAAAGCTAAACAGAGTATTCTTTACATCACTCAAATTAACGTAACCGGCTGTTTCAATATCATTAATGGTGCTGGTAATTTGATTACGATTGAAGAATAAATTCTTATTGTAGTTTGCAGGTGCGCGATATAGATCAACTGGCTTGTATCCAATAACGCCAGACTGCGATGCAGCATCTGGGCCATTCAGGAATTCAATTGCAGTTGGGTTAGCTGTGATAGCCGACTCGTCTAGTAGCAGCTCAACTGACTGGTCGCTGTTTAGCGATCCATATTCGCCCACACGTAGTGCCCATTCTTCGTAGATGTTAATGTCGCTGGTTAGGTCGCCAGTTTGCGCACTGGTCAAACCAGTGATTGCGTTTAGTGTGCCTTTTTCTTTGATGAAGCCTTGGTAGAACTTAACCTGACTAGTCTCGTCTAGTCCAAAGTTGCTCAAGTACGGACGTTTGCGGAAACCAATTAAGCTAGTACCGTAACCTTCAATTGTTGAGTCAGCTGGTAGATTGTCTACGTCATATGCTTGTTGCAAGCGAGTTGCATTGTATGCAAAGTTTGGCAACAGACCAGTTTTAACTTCATTGCGATCAATCTGACGCCATTGTTTATCTTGAACAAATGTTGCCGATCCTGCAATATTGCCTAGTGCAGCATAGTATTGATTTTTGTATTCTACAATACTGCCCAGTAGGTAATCCACGCCTGGTTGCCACGAATCAACGTGTGCATTGTTGAAGACAAAACCTGGTGGGTTAAATGCACCGGTCCAGCCGCCAGTTTTACTGCCAATTAGTTTCAAACGGAATTGACGGTTACCTAGTTCAGGAACATAGATAATGTCATTGAACACTGTAACGTTGTCAAACAAAATAACATGCTCGTACTGCACAACAGTAAGTTCCGCAAGGCAAATTGTCTTGCCTTCAACAGCAGTAAGTTTGAAGTTGTTGCCATCACGCATTTCTGTAAACTGAGTGCTCTTGATGAAGTTACCATCTTGATCTAATACTTTTGTTCCCGTTGGAGTGCTTTCGATCGGAGACACTACACCAGTGGTTTGAGAATTAATTAGCGTGTCAAATGCAGGACTCAAGATAATGATACTGCCCTCTTGCCAACCTTGCTGACTCCAGTTCAAAAATTCCTTGGCGCTCAATGCCCAGTTGCGAGGTTCGCCTAGGTTTTCATCGTGTACGTCAAATCTAAATCCTTGTCCTACTAAGTGACGGCCGTATCCGATTAAGAAGTCAACTACTTCCTGAGTAGTAGAAAATTCATAACCGTATGGAATGGTTAGTTTAATCGGTTGGTAGTCTTTGTAGATAATCCCACGTCGGTTTAACGAAGTGATTGTATAGAAGTTATTGTTAACTAGACTTGGAATAATTGTGAAATACGGGCTGCTTTGATTGTAGCCGTTGACAGTGTATCCATTTTCTGTACGTTGGATTGTTACTGCACTGTACACAATCTTCTTGATAGGAGTGCTTGCGTTAAGCTGGATACTGTAGTTTTCTGTTGGAAGAACAATACTGTTATTTGTATTTGTTGGAGAACCCTGCTCCGCTAATACCTGTATAAACTTTTTATCAGTGTAGCCACCAACTTTGTAGCCTAACTGGATGTTGACATTGTCAAAATATTTTTGCAGCTCAGTTACTGGATCAATACCAATGTTTAGCAGATAATCTCTTACCCAGTTTAGGTAACCGGCACTGCGCACAATTTCGTCACCTGTTGTATCACCGTTGATAACAATCGAAGTTGGGGTGATGCGTTGGTATGTGTTTTGATCAACCAATTGATCAATTGCTGCATCTCTGTAATATCTGTCAATGTTTATTAAACTACCAAAGTAGTATCCAGGCTTGGCTAATGCCAGTGCATACTGCATAGCAAACGGAAAACTACTGCTGGTTCTCCATGCAAATTCAACAGGACCTTGATCGCCTACTGCGTAGCTGGCATTAGCACGTTGACTGTCAAATGTGCTAGTAGCCCATTGCTCAGGGCTTAGTAGATCGCCGTATGCGTCTACAGGAATAATTTTGCTCAAGCCAGGGCGAGCAAAACGTGTATCAATACCTGCGCGGTCCCCGGCATGGATGTAGCCTGCTTCCAAGTCATCCCATAGCAGTGTGTTGCTACCAGTGTATGGTGCTGCGCCGTAACGGGCCTCCCACCATAATGGCTTTTTACCGAAGCCCAACATTTCCCACGGATGTGTGTTTGGGCGATATGTATCAAAGAAGTGAGTAAAGATTGCTCGCCATGTACCTGGCAAGAAAGCTCCATCAACACGGTCTTTAAATTTCTTATAGTTCCATGTCCACGGATCGTTACTTGCGAAATACTTGTTGGTACTGTAGTCAACTTTATTGTCACCTACCCAACGCAAGAATCTATTTCCCAGAATCTGTGTAAACTCAGTCAGAGAATAATCAGTTGTACGGAACTTGCCAGGCAAATGATCATATAGATCAAAGATATGTGTTTCGTAGTCGATCTTGATGTTGTTATAGATTCGCTTTTCTAGTTCCAACAACAGGTCGTCACGGATATCGTTAAACACCGGTGTAATCGATCCGTCGTGACCTTGGATTACTTCAACTGGTGTGATATAGCTGTTGTCAACGAAACGCTGAGGAACAAACTTTGGATATAGTCCCAGCTTACTTGGGGTCTCAGGAACAAAACTTCCGTCAGTGTCGTGATACTCAACAATTTTAATTAAGTCGCCAGCAACTAGTGTAATGTCAGCATCAAGAATAATTGCAGAACGGTCTTGTGGGAACGTGAAGTCAATTCCGTTGATCAATTGAGCGCCGTTTAAGTATACTAGAACAGCTTTGTTGCTCAATGCAGTATCGTTAAACACCTGTGTAATTTCGTACTGTTTCAAGAACGGATTGATAACTGAATATGTGATAATATTTGCGTTATCACCGTAAGGAATCATGTCGCTGTAATACCACGGGAATGTTTTATTTTTAATTCCGTTGATATTCTTTAAGATTGCGTCGACCCCGCCCGGGATGTTATCGCTAGAGATTTCGTTCAGTCTAGTAGCTAGTTCTAAGAATTTGTTTTTAAATCTAGTGTATTCCTTGGATGCCAAGTCTACACCATTGACAAAGTTAAGCTTCTTGTCAGTTAAGAAGATGTTACTATACATTGCCGGCGAAGCTTGTTGTACAATGTTTCCACCGTTGCTCTTGTACTCAATGTCTCTTAGGCCTGTAAAGTTTCCGCTATATGTTGCCTTGGTGTTTTCTACAATAGTCTTAATATGGTTTCTGATTTGGCCCAATGTCAGTGAGCTAAATGATGCGTTTTTACTGTTGTAGTCTAGGTTGTTAGGAATTTCGTAGTAGCCAAGTTTACTTGGTGTAGTGCTATAGATTAAGATATCAACTTTGTCGCCATTGGCTAATAAATTGATATTAACTCTCACAGTGCTACGAGCACCAACTGTTGCAAATTCGTAATCAGCAGAGTTCAACAATGTGTTGTTAACAAACACCTTGGTGTAGGGAACAGTTGCTTCTTCGGCTGGCGCAATGTCAACTGGGAAGTAGTTAGACGAAGTATCGTACGAGTATGAGAAAATTTGATACTGCTTGGTTTTCTCTGCGTTCTTAACCCAGATGTTGCGATTTTTGTAGCTAGTTAAGTCTACGTTTTGGCGCAAGAAATTATGGTTGATTGGTAGCGATACTGTACTTGGCCCAATTGCGTAGGTAATGGTATCAGTGTCGAAGTTGTTGGTAAATTGGATGTCACCAATACTGTTGAAGTTTCTGTAGCTCAACGGGAATCCTAAAACACGATCGTTTGTGCCTGTTCCGTGAGTGTATGAAAAAATCTTTGTACCTGTGAAGTTAGAAACTGGGTATGCACTAAGCTGGCTTAGACTTACACCGCTTCCGTCAATGACGTCAAACAACGGTGCTTGGTTAATGCCAGTTTTAAGTTGACCACGAACCCATGTTGACCCGTTGTAGTAAAAATTAAGTCCTGCATTTGCGCCTTTGATAACGTTTACGCCGTTACCTTCTGCAATAGCGTAGTCGTCGGCTAGTACCAGGTGTAGTTTGCTGTCACTGATATTCCCGCCAGTTACGTCAATACGATTTACAACATAGATACTGTTGCGTACTGATGGGTCAAAGTCATTGGCAAAAATGACTCTATCGCCTTGGGTAAAGGTTATTCCGCTGACGGTAACACTGGTGTTACCATTCATCAATGCGCCTTCAACTACGTTCATTGCGTCAGTGATTGCGTTGCTATTAACTAGAATATCAATTGGCGCTTTAGCTACTCGGCAAGCATTAAACAGTTGCAAGTGGCCTTCAAACTCAATGATTGGGCGTTGTGCTCTTAGGGTTTGATCAGGCAGCGCAACTTCATTGTTATATGCTGCGGCAGCATTAATAACGTCAATGTGGAACCAACGGTTGCTGCGGCTCCATGCGTTTGAGTCAATGCTGTCTCGAGAAATTGTAATGTAGTCCGGGGCATTAATACCCGATGCAGCGTATGCTTCAGGTGTTACCAGTTCGGCTGCTTTTACTAGTGTAATTGCTTTGCCCACTCCCTCAACATAGTACTCATTGTTTGCATACTCTGGCTGAGTTACTGTGTCATCGAATTGAATTTTAAGACCGTTTGAGAAGGTAACCCCGTTAGGGCTAGTGTAGGATTTTTGTCCAACAATGTCGTTGTTAACGTCAATGGTCGATCCAACTGCATCAACAATTTGAATTACACCAAATAGGTTAGGGTCAGTACCATCTTGATAGTACAAACGATCTAGTGTACTAGAGATAAAAGGAACGCGATTATAGAAACCGCTGCGGTCCATGAAAAATTCAGTGGTAGCATAATTTACGCCGCTCTTTACATAGATGCGTTCGTTAATATCTACTGCAATGTCGGGTAACAACATTACTAGATAGTCGCCATCGCCAGTATCGTGCAACTCAATGGTCCAAGTGCCTTTACGTTCTGCTGCGCCAACAACAGCTCCGACAGTGTAATAGTTCGTGTTTAAGGTTTCGCCGGTGTCAACTTCCATTGACGGTGTGGTCCAGAATGCATCGTCCTCGTAACGGCCAATGAATGCCAGTGACTTTTTGTTCAAGTCGGTGATAACGCTGTCAAACAAGTCAGTCTTGGTTTCTAGTAATGTGCTTAGTAGTTTATTTTGAATATCAGCATAGCTGTACTCTGTTACCACGTCAACGCTGGCTTTTTGCACCATTTTACTGTATGCATCTTGCGCTGTCTTAGTTGGCACATTGAACACAATCTGTCCAATTGACGCACCGTTGTTCTGCACACCGTAGATATCACGAGTGCTTACGTTTGGCTGCAATACTTTCTTGCCAGACACACCAGGCTCAGTCTGAATCCAGAACTTGTTGCCAAGTTGGCTTAAATTAAATTTATAGGTGCCGCCACGTGCTAGTGTAATAACTGGGCTTGCGCCTGTGCCGCGACCACTGAAATTGTAACCACCGACTGTTAAGTTACGAGTTACTGCAAAAGTTTCGTTTGAATCAACTGTGCCTGCATAAACTTGTACTGTAGTTGGGCCGGCTGGCAACCAGTAGTAGTTGTTATAGTTACCAAATTTGTCAAAGTCAAACAGACCGTCAAATGTGTAACTTTCGTTATCAAACAAACGACTGTGGTTTGTAGTGTTTCCGCCTAGTACGCCAATCTGTTGAATCAAATCAATGTATGTGCTAAACAAATCAACTGAGTTAGCTTGCTTGTCTTGAACTACAACCGATGGCTCAAGTTGATAATTTTGTCGGCTGCTAGTTGGCTCAATTACATAGTTGTCATTTGGCTTATATGTAGGTGCAAATTTACGGCCAATGTAACCGTTTACTTTACGCAAGTCTGCTTCAGATGTTAACTGATCTAACGTTGCATTTAAGAACTTTTTGTTAGTGTCAGTTTGAAAAATTGAAGGTAAAAACTTTAATGTGTTGTTTGCTGCCATTATTATATTCCGATTTGTGCGTTAGTAACAGTTTGATTTAAGTGAGTAGCGGTAATTGACGAAATTACTTGCACGTTGTTTACCGTTGCTGCACTTGCGATAATTTCGTTAGGGTCGCAGTTAACTTGGTACATTGCACCAAATTGAATGCGTGGATCTGCAGGCACAATAATAATGCTTGCTACCATTGGAGTTAGGGCTTGGTGTAGATACGCACTTAGTTCCGAGAAGAAGAATGCTTCACCGAAGTCCCAGTTAGAAATGTCAAAGTATCTATTAATCGCTGCAACTACTGCACTCTTAATTTCGCTTTCACTTGTGATAATGTTAGGGTTAGGCACTACCTTAAATGTAGCTTGTAGGCTTAGGTCTGCTTTGTCGCCGAACAACGGTTTAAACACTGCTGAATTATACACAATGGTGTCGCTTAATGCCTTGTAGTTACTTAATGTACTATAAGCATTACTTAGCTCTTCGTTTGTCGGCGGTGATGGCATTGCAACTCGACCGCTGGTGTCTTGTAGCCAGGCAGTATAGCTGTTTGCATAATCCTTGGTTAGCAGATACAAGTCCATGATGTTGTTTGGGCTAGGGTCAATGCGTCTGCTGTTTGGACTTACGTGTTGGTATTGGAAGCTCAGTCCCTGACGGCCTCTATATGCATAGTAGTTAGTTAGAGGTGCGCTTAACTGTGGTGGGTTGTTTGACAACAGCTCGTAGAACTTGTCTTCAGCACTTGCGTAGAACTTTTGACCCACTACGTAACGGGCACCATTCAACTTGATGTCAGCCAGCGTGATGTAGTCGGTGACAATGTCAACTGAGTCAACTGGAGTCAGGCGCACAAACGAACTGTTATTTGTGTCAGTGGTTTGTTTAAAGAACACTGACTTTTTATAAGAGTTCACTGTTGGTGCAACAACTGTGTCAAACAAGTCAGGATCGTCTGGGATGCCATCGTTGTTGCTGTCTGGGAATGTAACCAGCACTCTAGCTGGGTCACGGTAGCCATCACTTGCTACTACGTTGCTGTAGATTTGCCATCTAATGTCTTGACCAATTGATGTTGTTGCGTCTGGCGCTTGGTTAACTTTGAGTACAACAATTTGATCTCTAAGAGTTTGTGCTAGTTTACTGTCGTAGACTTTTGCTGCTGTATCGTAATAGAATGTAGTTTCTGCTTTGCTTTCAAACACATAGTTCAATCCACGATGCGTTACAGTGTATTGATCGTTGTTATAGATTACTGTAATTAGCCAGCTAGAGTCTAGTAGTCGACCAGAGCTGTCGCCAGCATAGGTTAACCCAAATTCATCTATGCTGTTGATGTCTGTAGGATTTACAAAGCGGAATGTCTGTGTTGGCAAATCATAACGAATGCCAAAGCTTTGGTATGAACGAATCTTAGACGAGATACGAGAAGCCGTGACTTCCACGCCAGCTCTGGCTAAATCAATATCCAGCGTTTCTTTGGTGTCTGACGAAAAGTCCATTGCTTGCATAGGAATCACCGCATTAACTATTGCGCCAGTTGGAATGTGCTGGTTAATAGTTAGCTGATACAACGACGGCTCTGTTGCTACTCGTTGGACCGCAGCGTAGATATACATTTTTTCGCCTTGGTATTGCGGTACACCAACTTTTAGTGTGTTTTGTGCAGTAAAAAACTGTCCAGCAGGTGCAGTAAATTTAATCATTGCTCCTACGCCAATCAAGTTACGATTGCCGGCTGCTAAACCAAAGCCAACACTTTGAATACTACCAGCAGAGTTTTTAATCCAACCGGTGCTGGCGTTTGTAATGGTGTTTACACTTTCCCAGTGTATTGCGCCGCCTGCGTTATCAGTTAACAAATATCGCGGTGTGGTGTTGTATCTAAAGTGAGTTAGTTTTTGTGTGCCTAATAGTGGACGCAAGCGATCATAAATGATCTCGCTAACATCGCTGATAGTTTCAAATGTAAAGTTAAATGCTTCACCGGCTTTGGTATCTCTGTACAAGAATCCGTCATCGCAGAATATGTTTGTACTTGAGTATTTTCCAGTTACGTCAAGCACGTCAAGGAATCTGCTCACACCCGAACTTGTTCTGTTAACTGCTTTAACTTTAACTACAGTACTGAACAAGCTGAACGGCAAGATATTGTAATCTTCGCCAGTGATCATACGATTTTGTGTGTAGTACTGCTGCGGAGCATTGGCACGAATATCTGCTAACGACTCAGCTGAGCTGCTGTTGGTAACAGTGTAGTGCAAGCTTGCTGTGACTGTCATTGTTTCAATTCGACCAGTGCGGCTTACATACGAAATTGGAATGTTAACTCGTGTAATCTCGTTAGGAGTAATTTTATAGTTTAATCCGTTGCTTTGACGATAGTAAAAAGTAAAGTTACCTGTTGGGATATTTGCAAATACGCCATCACCAAAGACCAAGTCAACTTGATCACTTGCTCGTGTGTTGATTTGAAAGATGTTGCGGTCTGTGCTTTGGTTGTAGGTTACGTTAGTGCCCGCAATAGCCGGAACTTGTGTCCATGCTTGTGTTGCAATATTTTTTGCATTTACACCGTACAACCAAGTGTCAGTGTTATTGATGTTGTTGAAATTGATGTTAACTGATCTATTAGGGATAGAATCACTTAACGAAAAGTCAATCTTGTTTAGTGTACCTTGCTTAAAGAAAACAAAGAAGCCAGTATTGTTGCTGCCGTTGCCCAAGTTATCATTGCGGTACAGTAAGTTAAACACCGAGCGAGGAACTGGGCCGGGCTCGTATACATAGTCACGATCGGTTGTGCTCGCGCTAACAGCTTCAAACGCCATTGTGCGGTTTTCAACTTCTGCGTTGAACCCGTATACTGGAACTTGTCTCGGGACAATACTAACGCTATAGGTATCTGTTTTAATGTTATTGATTGTTGCTGTGCTGCCAGGCTTGCCAACTACTTGGGTGTCGACCAACGATGCATTGATAATCGTTGCCATTTGCTCGTACCAGTTTTCGTTGCCGCTGTCATTCCAGTTAACAATAATGTTTGTTATATCGGTGCCGTCGCTGTCAAACAGAGTTTCAGTAGTTGAAACACTGTCAATCTTTAGTAGTCCCTGGGCTGCAACATTTCGCTTGGGGCTGTAGCCAACCAAACGTGACAACTTGAAAACGCTGTCTTGACGCTGTGCAGTATCAATGAAGTTTTCACGGGCATTTAGGTCGCCGCGGAACGCCAGCGATTGCCCCATGAATGCAATCAGATCAATCAGCGCAATGTACTCGCTACTATCAGTAAAGTCGTTAAAGTCTTCAGGATATGTTGTACGCAAATAATCGATCATTGTTTTGCGCAATGTTTCGAAGTCGTAGCTTGTAAAGTCCGCGGACTGGAATGTCTGATAGATCTTAGTCCAATCCTGTTGGACTAATAGATTGGTTTGACGAGTAGTTAGAGCCATAGATATACCTTGTTTTAGTATTTATTCGAATACAAAAACGGCTATTATTAAGCGTAGGTAAGTTTCTGGCTTTCTTTGTTGAAGTTCATTAGCATGAAATCACTTTGGTTATTGTTAACGTAGGTGAGATCAACAATCACTTGCAGCCCGTGTTCTAACTCGTTTACTGTTACATTATTAACAGCAACACGTGGATCGTAACTGCAAATTTCAGATATATCTGCAACGACTGCTTGTTTAACATCGTTTGTTAGAGGTTCAAACAACATGTTCCAAATGATAGTACCAAAATTTGGATTCATCAGCTTTTCGCCCTTGCGGATGTTAAAGTGATTGATTAAATCTTGCTTAATTAGAGCCGCGTCTGTAGCTCTAAACTTCTTAGTTTGTCCAACTGTGCTGAATCCGCGATATATTGCCATATGTATATTTATTAAGCTTTAGGTACAAAACTAGCCAGCTGGATGTGAACTTTATCAGGAGTCTGGAACGTGCCGCCCCACTTTAGTCCATATTTGCCTAGATCCACTAAGTTTGCCATTTCTGCTGCCTGTGCGCCAGCGTCAATTGCTATGCCAGCGCCGTGTGAGTTGAGTTTACCACCTTTGCTTACAGGCAGTGCAGGTGTTGTAATACCACCAGCAGTTGGGGTATCTGGTAGGTGTCCGCCAGCGGCTACCCATGTGTTGTAAATGCGTTCCTGATCTTCTTGTTCACGGAAAGCACTAGCAAGCTGAATCTTTTTGCCTGTTTTAGCAACATACTCTTGACCTGCTGCTAATATTGCATTTTTAAATTCAGTTGTTAACTTTTCAAAGTCTTCTCTTCGGCCAGTTGGGGAGGTGTAGTTAAACACATCATCTGGATTAATGCCCGTGTCACCCGGTGGTGTAGCTGCGCTGCCCCCGCCGCCTGCAGACATTGTGCTGAGAATATCAATCGCATATCTACCTCTATTGTAGCTGTCAATTGGTGTTTGCTTTGCTGCATTTGTTCCGGTATTTTCTTTTCTCCAGGTAGCTGCTGCTAGCACCATTGCATTAACATCACTGCCAATGAATTGTGTTTCTTCTCTGAAGAAGTAGGAAGTCATAATCATACCTGCTGCAACGCAGATACTGTCTCCAAAGTCAATGCCCCTAGGCGTGCTTGACGATAGTCTCTTGTATGCGTCCTCAATAAATGTGACCATGCAAGTATCTTGAGATGCAATCGATTTTGTAAAATCAGCAGAGGATTTAATTCCGTTTTTGCCAGCCCAAGCACCTGCTTGGTTAATTGCATCTAGTTTATATTTTCTCAGATAATCAGGTTTAATAAACCCGTACTCTGCAAGCAAGATAGCATTAATACCATAACGTCCTAGTAGAGTTGATGTTACAAACTCTGGATTAGAATCGCTTTCTGCATAGGCGATCTGGACCATAATTGCTTTTACCTGTTGAGTAGTTAGCCCAGGAATAGCATTAGCTTCGCCAGGTGTTCCGCGACCTTCTAAGAAAATATCAGTAGAAGGAGCATCTGCTTTTTTCATAAACTCCACAGGAGCTTGTTTAGAAACGCTTTGTCCTGCTGCTGCTTTAATTCCTTTGTCGCTGTCTGCTGCGCCAGACTGGATTGCGTTGCCTGCACCATCGGTTAAGGTTGCTCCGCTGCCTGCTGTTACCGCACCCTTGCGTATAAATGCATGTTGAGCTTTAAATGCAGCTTTGGTATCTGGTGTCTTGCCGTGTGCGTTGTTTGTCCCAACTCCATCGTAACGACCACGACCAAGTTTTGGATCTTCTACTGACGCCCACACCCCAGCACATGCTGAGCAGGCATTTATTAACGCTGCTTCATCATCTGCTGCACCTTTAAGGTATGCGCCCATTGATCCGTAAACTGATAGATACTCTGTAAAAATTCTATCTTGCGTTGCTGTGTCAAACTTACTAGACGTGGCAATTGATAATTTTTTGCAGGCTGCTTCTAGTGTGTCTGGTATGCACTGATATCTACCCACTGCAAACAATCGTTTGCGAGGATCTGGTTGTCGGCTTGCTCGCTGTGACAAAATCTCATCAATGGTCATGTTAACCAAATCAATTTTCTCGCCGCCCACTGATCCAGTTCCTGCAGGAGGGCTTGAGCCACGATTAAACGCATTGTATCCCGCTGCGCCCGATTCCAACTTGGCAATATAGTCACCAAGTGGACCTGCACCGCCTGTGCCGCCTAATGGCAATGACGGGGTTGGGGCAACGTCTTTACACACAGATTGCACCGCTGTATTAGTTGCAGCGGCTGCTGTCACTGTGGCTGTATTTCTTGCCCATGGTTCATGTGCTGGGGCAACTGTAACAATGGATGTAAGAGCACCAGACACTGATGACCATAGTCCAGAACTGTCTTTGTTTGTGTCAGCAAGACTGTTGGTTGTAATTTCCCCGGGATCTGCTACTGCGGTTACTGCACCATCATTCAAACGGATCATGCTGCCAACTAGCTTTAGTTCGCCGCCGCCACTTACCCCTAATTCTCCGCCAGCAGTTACTCGCAGTGCGCCTGTTGAGCCTAGTCCAATTGCTGCACTGTACATGGTCAAGTCTGATCCTGCACGTAATTTCATAGTAGAGCTTTGTAAGGACATGCTGCCCAATGCTTTAATGTTTACGCTGCTTCCTTGAATATTAACGCTTGCATCGCTGTGCAAGTTTAGTGTACCTTGCGCTCTGACGTTAAAGCCTGCTTTACTGTACATGTTTAACGAACCAGAGTTTCCAAATTCTATCCAAGCTGTGCCTGCGCTGTTAGCAATATACAAGACTTGCTCACTGTCATTCATTAAAATTTGGTGGCCACCTGCTGTGCGCAATCGTATCAATTGGTCTTGTCCGGCGCTGTCCCCATCATCCATTACAAATGTATGACCACCTAAACGAGTCTTAGGGGTTACGCTACCATCAGGAGCACGGCCAGGCGTGCTGACCCCGAATACCGAGCTTGGTGCATCCCTCATGCTGCTTGAGCTGATTGCACCTCTGACGTTATCAGTGTCAAGACCTTGATTGATTAATATTTCTGCCTGGGGTTCGTGTACTGGAACTTTATTGGTTAAAAATGCAGCCGTTACATTTAACTCAGAATTTTCATTAAATTCTGCTGTAGGCAAATACGAAGCTTCGCTTCTGTTTAAACTTGCTTTAACTAAATTGCTCTTGACATTTTCGCGATCAACGTTGTCAGTGAAGCGACCAATGGCCGGGATCATACTATGGCTTAGATTTGTTGTGGTAACACACGCAAACCAGTAGCCGCGTCCTGCATCTCCATTTACAAATACGCACAGAACAGTGTTGCCTACATCAGGTGGCACCAGCCACATACCGTAAGAGTTTTCAGTTTGTGCAAAAGAGTTAGTAGTACTTCTTTCGTTTTGTTTTGTTGTGCCATAGAACGGACTAGCGTATGCTACCCATCGCCAGTTTCTCGAATCGTCTTCGTCGCCACCTTTGTCCGGGAACCACACACGCAATCGACCAAGTCTCAATGGGTCTACGTTTTGTTTAACAATTCCAGAATATACAAACTTCTCAAAGGTCATTCCCCCGACACTTTGTTCATTGGCCCAATCTGGTACTTTTCTTGATGATGTTCTATCTGCCATGTATTACCTTTTACTCAGCTTGTGCTGATAAATTATCCTGCTGCTCAGGGCTCAAGCCATCGTCGGTGTATGCATTGTCGTCAATGCCAACTACTTCGGCGTTGTCTTCAATCTGCTCTAGCCTTGCTTCGTCTGAATCAACATTGTCAGCTTCGTCAATTGTCTCATTGTCTGACGGCTGCTCAATTGCATCGTCACCTGGCTCAGTGCCAGTATTGTCACCTTTGTTTGCATCAACGTCATTGCCTGCAAATGTTTCGCTTTCAGGTGCGTCCGACTCCGGAGCGCGAGTGCCATTGGCTGTGCCGTCGTCTTCTTTATCATTGGCAGGGCGCGGCGCAACTTTACCTACACCAGCATCCTTAGTGTCCGGATTTATTGAGTCTGGAACTCTAACCATGTCAATTGTTTGTTCAAACTTGCCGTTTGCAAATACGTTATCTACTGTGAGCATTCTGTACAACCCTGAGAATACACTGTTCTTTGCATACTCGGGTTTTTCCAATGGCAACCCAGTTAACGGGTTCATGTCAACTATAGTACGGAATTCCACTTGTGCCATAACTTCGCCAGTGTCCATTGGAATACTGCCCGTGTCGCTCATTGCTTCGAGAGTTTTGATTTTATCTAAGTAGTCTGCTTGTGCAGGATTTGTATAGATATCGTCTTGCTTGATCAATTCAGGATCGCCAACAATCTTTAACTTTAAGTTAAGCATGTCGCCCCGACTCGAGCTATACAAACCCTTTTGGATGTCTGCAACCAGGATAGGCTTTGTGCCGTTTTGTGTTCCACCTACGCCAGTTGACTGCGGTTGTGCTGACACTAGTTTTAGTTGTCTGTTAATAAGTTCAGCGGCAGCTGGTGCTTCATTTGCTGCAACCTTTGCTGCATCGTCCTGTTGTTGTGCAGCGGCCTGAATCAAATCAGCTTGCCACTTTGCTGCACCTGCTGTCACAGCGGTATAATATAGTGTGTCGAAATCCATTTGAAAATCTATTACGTCTGTATTTTTACCAGTGTAGCTGTAATAGTATTTCTTAATGCTGCCCTTTGGGGCTGCACTTGGTCCGTTTGGATGTTTACTATCATATACCTTATACGGCATAATATGATAGGTAGTTACTGTGCTAAACTTGTTCATTGCATAGTCGTATTTCCCAATCTCTACAGTGGGAATAACCTTATACCAATTCAACACTTTACCTTCTCGTTCAGCAAGATCCTGCGGCGTCATGTTTGCAGGATCTTTTATCTGATTTGTAATATAGGCACTGTTACGCATTACCATGTCAATGACTTGCAAGATGCTAGTACCAGCACTAATAGGAAATGCTGCTGCGTCAGTGAATACACGATTTGCATCTCGTGACGCGGCTTTGGCTGCATCAGCTGGCTTGTCGTCCCTAACTGCTGAACGAGAGATATCTTTAGTAGCAGGTACTACTATTTTTGTTTTAGCAATGTCTTCGTGTACGTTAACAATAATCTGATCTTTTGTGCCGCGCAACTTCTTTAACAGCAAATCGGTGTACCATCCGTTGATACCACCACACAAACTGCTTACTGCAAAGGCACGATTTACAATGCCTTTGTTTTGTATTGTTTCTTCATCTGTTGGCACTCGAGCACTTGCATCTGGTTCTACTTTATCCAAGCGTCTAGGGTCATTGACCAGTCTGCCGCTGGCATCAGTTTTCTTAGCTTCTTTGTCTGCTTGCTCTTTGCGTTGGATGGCACTGCTAGCTGCCATTTTTTCTGCGTCTTGTTTACTAATAGCCAGCTGATCAGCAGCATTAGCCACGTTGTTATAAAAGAATTCTCCAACCGTAGAAGCTTTAACTTCCATGTTGATTGGCACTGTTGCTGCACTTTGACTTAATGCCTGATGGTTCCAAGGCACTGCCTTGATTTGATACTCGCTGCCTTTTGTTCCGGCTTTGATTTTCATTTCAATAATCTGTATTGGAATTCTTTTACGTTGGGAATCTAGTTTAGTTGCGATGCCTGCGTCAGTTGACCCATAGAAGTCAATCTCTAGTAGATAGGGCATGGCTTTGAAATTGGGTGCTTGAATGTCCGACGCTGCTGCCATGATACGGTCAAGCAGACTCATTCCGTAGGGTTCAATTACACCAAAACTAATTTCAATTGCATTAGATGCTTTACTGCGATTGTTAAGACCAATCACTGTGGTCATTTTCAAATCAGTGAAGTAAAAATCATCAGTGAAGTTACTGTTTCTTACATAGTGCCCGGTATTTTTACCGCCACTGGCAATCAAGCAGGTCTTAACACGGTTTTGTCCCGGTACCCAGGATGCTGGATTAGTAGTTAACGTATTGATGTCTTCCTTTGACAGAATGAACAAAGAAATACTATAGGTGTAGGTTGCAAATTGATGCAACGGATTAATCCTGGGCACATACTTTTCGCTGCTGCCCGGGCCCACTGTGCTGACCACAGATTTAGTAGCCGGCTCAGTTTTATTGTCAGCAGCTAATACGTCTTGCTCCGTTGGGCCAGCTGCATTATATCGTTCCTCTGCATCGAGTCTTGCTCGCTCAAACGGATCTTCAGTTTCTGCCGATTCTGCTGTTTGTTCTTTTTCTGCACGTATGTCGGCAGCACGTTTTGGGTCAATATCTGCTTCTTGGCTGCTGATTAGATCTTCCCGTAGGTGATCAAGTACATCTTGATTTGCTGCTGCTGCTTCGCGGGCTGCTGCATAAGTTGCTTGTCTTGCATCAGCAACCTGCTGTGCCTGTTGTACTGCTGTCTTTGCTTCTGCAACAATTGCTGGGTCATCAAACTCAATGGCAGATAACAAATACTCTTTTGCTGAAATTAAATTTTCACGTGCCGATTTACGTGCTTCCCAAGCATCGTCGCGAATCGTGTCATAACGATCCACTTGCATCTGTTGCAGATCAATTTCGTGCTGCAACTCATCAATTGCTTGATTTTTTTCGTAGTCGCTAGCGTATACCACATTTGCCATCGATTATAACCCCAGGTCTGCGGTAAGCTGATCTTTTGTAGGAATGTAAATGCTTTTCCCAGCAGTAAAGTCGTATATTGGATCTTGGATAGTGTTTGGATTACGCTGCGCAAACACCCACCACAATGCGCTTGACCCGTACAAGTCGTATGCCAGTAGGTCAGGGCGGTGCTCGTATACTTTGTCAATTGTGTACAACACGTCCGCTGCTTTAGGCGTAATTGGACGATCAATCATTACGTCAAGGAATTTTCCAAACTTGTCGGTACCGTAATACGGGCTTTGCTTAGAGTACGTTGCAGGCATTAAATAAATCCTCCAACCATTTTTCCAGCAGCAAAATCGTCTAGGTTAAACGCAGTAGACAACAATCTACTGTAGACTGGTTGCAATGTTACTGTCAATTGGCTATGCGTTGGTAAACGTGTAGGGCCACCGCTAGCGCCGAATTGGCCACCCGTTAGTGCTCCAATCAATTGATTTAACCCTGCGCCGCTTGGTCCCATTGTCGAGCCAAGTGCCGAGTTAACACCGCTTTTAAGTGCGCCAACTGCTGCATCGCCAATGTTGCCACCGTTCATGATACTGCCGAGTCCTTGAGTAACTGCGCCAGAAATACCGCCCTTGGCAGTGCCGGGTATTACTCTAGGAATTTCCATGTAGTCGCAGTCGCTTGGCATAGTGTGACTAAAACTAGTAATTACGCAGGGAACGTTCGATAGATAGTCAGAGCCGTAGCCGTTTAAAAATACCATCGGAGGCGGGTAACCTGTATAGTTTTTACGGTTGCTTGCCCCAAACCACATCTTAGTGGCTGCTCTAAAGAATGTAATCGCTGCTAGAAGGTATTGCCCTTCTTCAATGTTCTGTACTGTAAAATCGCCAGAAATATTAATAGCTGCAACTTCACTGTTTTCGTAAAAATACCCAGGATTGTTACTGTGTGTGAATTTTTGTTGGCTGTAGTTTGCTGTGTGCGTTACTTGTACCTGCGGAGTATAAGGAAAGATAACGCCGTTTTGTGTGTCTGATCCAAATAGCGGATCCATGATACCACGTTCTGCTGCTGGCACTGAATGATAGAAGTAATCTGCGCCTTTTGCCAAGCTAACACGTACTCGCCAATCAGGTTGCCCACCGGCTAAGTTTAAGTTAACCCCAACACCGCCTAGTTTAAAGTTTAAGCTGCCGCCGGGAATTAAACCAGCTACTGCCAATCTAGCTGCCGAAGGATCAATTCCAACCGCAGCCGCGCCGGCATTCATTGCTGCGCCTGTTACTCCGCTAACTGCTCCATCAAACATTCCCATAGTCGTTCCTTATTACAATATTTATGGGTTTGAAAAAGTGCTAATATAAAGAAAGGTTGACCTGCGGTTCTTAAATATGTTAGTATACACCAACTAACAAGGAACTCTGCATCGTGCAACCAATAGTAAAAGTTAAAAACTATCTAAACAATAAAGACATTCTCAAAGAGATTCATAAAAGTAAAAGCACCTATTGTGTATTCTTAGACCCTGCCCAAGCAGACTACGATATGATTTTACTTGACGTGGACAAAATTAATAAAAAGAACATCATGCAAGCTCGCAAAGATCGAGCCGAACGCCTAACAAAACTAGCGTTCGATGAAGCCAACGTCGACGGGACTGCCAAGGCAAATAAGAAAAAGCTCGAAGACTTTGAAGTAAAACTCAAAGATGTACCAGCCGAAGATGTTGTTTTTCGTGTCATGACCTGGGAGCATATCCCTCCTGCACCACCAAAAGTTAAAAAAGGTGCTGCAATTGTACTAGACGACGAAGAAGAAACGTTAACCGAATACGACGACCCGGACGCAGTAAAAGCGCCCACTAAGTATACAAAATGCAATTTCCCCCCGTTTTTCCACTATAAAGTAACCGAGGATGGAACACCGTACGTAGTAGGCAAGTCGCATTGGAAAGGTGATTTGATTACCGGGGAGTTTTGCAAGGACCACGGGCAAATGACTAAAAAGCTAGCACACATGTTTATGAAGCTGTGCGAACGCTATGCTACACGCTCTAACTGGAGAGGATACACATACAATGACGAAATGCGAAGCCAAGCACTCTTACAACTCAGCCAAATCGGACTCCAATTTGACGAGTCCAAATCGCAGAACCCTTTTGCGTATTATACTGCCGCTATCACTAACAGTTTTACTCGTGTCTTGAATATCGAAAAGCGTAGCCAAAACTTACGCGATGATATTTTAGAAATGAACGGACTTACCCCAAGCTACACACGTCAGGGTCAAGGTGGCTCGTGGGGCGGCGCAGGTGGCGGCGGCGTAGATGGTGACGACTAAGATTAAGAAGGCCGGTATAAAGAATTCCATAAGGAACATTTACTATAGACACCCCAGCGGCAATAGTGTAAACTATAACCATGAGTAACCTATTTAAGAAAGCCGCAGTCTTCACTGACATCCACTTTGGTCTAAAGTCAAACAGTCAACTCCACAACGAGGACTGTTTGAACTTTGTAAAGTGGGCAACAGCCAAAGCACAAGAAGAAGGGTGCGAAACTTGTCTCTTCCTAGGCGATTGGCACAATAACCGAGCTAGCATTAACATCCTAACTCTACAATACAGCTTACAAGCGCTGGAACACCTAAATGATAATTTTGAAACTGTTTATTTTATTCCTGGTAACCACGATTTGTACTATCGTGACAAGCGGGACGTCCAATCTGTGGAATGGGCAAAGCATTTATCGAACATCAAGATATGCAATGATTGGTTCACTAGCGGTAATGTGGTTATCGCTCCTTGGCTTGTGGCTGAAGACCATAAGCGAATCCCTAAGCTAAAAGGCAAGTATATGTTCGGGCACTTTGAGCTGCCCGGATACTTAATGAATGCTATGGTAGCTATGCCCGAGCACGGCGAGCTCAGAGGCGACGACTTCCAGGGTTTTGAACATGTGTTTAGTGGACACTTTCACAAGCGACAAACACAGCGCAACATCACTTATGTAGGTAACTGCTTTCCACACAATTATGCAGACGCCGGTGATGACGATCGCGGCATGATGATCCTAGAATGGGACAAGCAGCCCGAATTTCATGCATGGCCCGACCAACCCAAATATCGTGTGTTTAACTTGAGTGACGTTATTAATCATACCGAGGCTATGCTCAAGCCTGGTATGCACTGTCGCGTTAACCTGGACATTGATATCAGCTACGAAGAAGCTACGTTTATTAAAGAAACATTTATTGACACCTACAAGCTACGTGAGATTACGCTAATTCCTGCCAAAGTTACTGAGCTAACCGAATACGAAATACAAGGCAACATCGAATTCGAAAGTGTTGATCAAATTGTAGCGAGTCAACTTACTACACTAGAAAACGGCAAGTTCAATAAGAATCTATTGCTAGACATTTATCGCAATCTTTAATGATAGACTTATCAACTGTTAAGTGGCTTCAAGTTGAAGCTTCTAGCAAATGCAATGCATGGTGCCCGGGCTGTTCGCGCAACAAGAACGGCTACGGGCTTGCCGATGATCTAGTTATCGAAGATTTAAAGACTGAACGGCTTGCTGAAGTTATGGCAATGATGCCAAACTTACAAGTTGCAGACTTCTGCGGCACATTTGGTGATGCTATTGCTGCCAGCAACATTGCGGAATTAACCGAAGTAGCAAAAGCTGCTCCAGAAATACTTGTGCGCACCAATGGCAGTTTGCGCAACGAAGACTGGTGGCGCGACTATGCTAAACAGCTAGCAGGGCACAAGCACAACGTCTGGTTCTGCTTAGACGGTCTAGAAGACACTCACCACATTTACAGACAAGGCACCGACTGGCACAAGATCATTCGCAATGCCGCTGCGTTTATTGAAGCGGGCGGGTATGCTACATGGCAGTTTATCCCGTGGGCACACAACGAGCACCAAATCAAAGACTGTTTGCGTTTGAGCCAAAAACTGGGATTTAAAAAGTTTGAATTGTACAAACGTGTGCGTACCAACTTTCAAGCGCAAGACTACCGAACAGGTGCCCCAGTTGATATCCAGCCATGGAGCCGCAACGAAACAATTAATCCGTTAACCTTTGTAAAAAATCGAGTTGCGGTAAAGGACTGTATGCATTTGGAGTTTCCCAGCATGTACTTAAATGCCAGTGGAAAACTAAATGTCTGCTGTTTCTTTAATAAGTTTTTTGCAGACAATGATCCATCAAAGCTTATGGACATCACAACCCAGCTTGCTGACCCCGATTCGGTGCATAGAGTTTGTATGCACCATTGCGGAAGCAACACACAATCAGTATAATAGCCCAGTATGTTCAAAATTAAAGACTTAACAGTTAAAAACTTTATGAGTGTAGGTAATGCTACACAAGCGGTTAACTTCGATCGCAGAGACTTGACGTTGGTACTCGGCGAGAACTTGGATCTCGGGGGCGATGACTCAGGCGCACGTAACGGCACAGGTAAGACAACCATTATTAATGCGTTATCCTATGCCCTTTACGGCAACGCCCTTACTAACATCAAGAAGGATAACCTGATCAACAAAACAAACCAAAAAGGCATGATGGTTTGTATTGACTTTGAAAAGGACGGGGTTGACTATCGCATCGAGCGTGGGCGCAAGCCAGGCGTTATGCGATTCTTTGTTAGCGGTAACGAAAAAGAAATCACTGATGAAGCCCAAGGCGACAGCAGAGAAACACAAGCAGAAATTGAACGTATGTTGGGCATGAGTCACGACATGTTCAAACACATTGTTGCTCTTAACACCTACACAGAACCATTCCTAAGTTTAAAAGCCAATGATCAACGAGTAATCATCGAGCAGTTGTTGGGCATTACACTCCTAAGTGAAAAAGCCGAACGTCTTAAAGAGCTTAACAAGGCCACTAAGGATGCAATTACCCAAGAAGAATTCCGCATCAAGGCAGTAGGCGATGCCAACAAACGTATCCAGGATCAAATTGACGCACTGCTTAGACGTCAGACCATGTGGACCACTAAGAAGTCCACTGATGTTGCAGCGTTGCAAGCGGCATACGATCAACTTGCTGAAATAAACATCGAAGCTGAGTTAGATGCACATCAAGCATTGAGCTCGTATAATGAGAAAGCCAAGCAGATTAAAGACTTAACTGGGTGGATTAAACGCTGTGAGCTAGACGAAGCTAGAGAAAACAAAACAATCGAAAAGCTCAAGGCTGATATTTCTAGTCTAGAAAATCATACTTGCCACAGTTGCGGGCAAGCGTTCCACGACGATAAACAAGAGACGTTGCTAGAGGAAAAACGCCAGGCACTACAAGAAGCCGCATTACAAGCACTAGCAACCAATACGCAGTGGATGGAGCACTCTGATGCACTTCGAGAGATAGGTGAGTTAGGGGCACAGCCGCAGGTGTTCTACGATCGTGAAAGCGATGCATTCGAACACCGCAGTTCTATGGCTAGCGTACTTGCACAGCTATCTGCTAAAGAGTCCGAAATTGATCCGTATGCAGAACAAATCAAAGAGATGCAGGATCAAGCTCTTGAGGAAATTAACTACTCCATTATGAATGACTTAGTCAGCTTAAAAGAGCACCAAGACTTCTTGTTAAAGTTGTTGACCAACAAAGACAGCTTTATCCGCAAGCGCATCATTGATCAGAACTTGAGCTACTTAAATGCTCGACTAGGACAATATTTAGATCGCATCGGCTTGCCGCATACTGTAAAATTCAACAACGACCTAACTGTAAGCATTACAGAACTAGGGCGCGACTTAGACTTTGACAACTTATCACGTGGTGAACGTAACAGATTGATTCTATCTCTGTCATGGGCATTCCGCGATGTGTGGGAAAGCTTGTACCAACCCATTAACTTGTTATTCATTGACGAACTCATTGATTCGGGCATGGACAGTAATGGCGTAGAAAATGCACTAGGTATTCTCAAGAAGATGGCCCGGGACTCAAATAAGAGTATCTGGCTAGTGTCGCACAAAGACGAGTTAGCTGGACGTGTAAACAATACGCTGCACGTTATTAAAGAAAACGGTTATACCACATACAGCACAGATGTCGAAATTGTTTGAAACAGTCAGGACACTACACATTGAGTCTACAGACATCTGTCAGGCTCAATGTCCTGCGTGTGCTAGAGAAACAGATCCTGCATTTAATAAGAATGCACAAAACTGGCTTTCGGTTCCTGACGTAAAACGATTGCTGCCTGAGCGGGTTATCTATCGCTTAGACAAAATGTACATGTGCGGCAACTATGGCGACCCAGCTGCTAACAGCGACACCCTCAGCATCTTCTCGTATTTTAGATCTGTGAATAGCAGCATTACCTTAGGTATGAATACCAATGGTGGCTTGCAAAATGCCTACTGGTGGGCAGACATGGCCAATGTATTATACAAGCCAACTGACTATGTTGTGTTCAGCATAGATGGACTAGAAGATACTAACCATTTGTATCGCCGAGGTGTGAGCTGGGACCGGGTAATGCGCAATGCTAAAACGTTTATCGAATCGGGCGGCAATGCACACTGGGACATGCTGGTATTCAAGCACAACGAGCACCAAGTTGATGCCTGCGAGCAACTTGCCCGAGACATGGGATTTAAATGGTTCCGTGCTAAAGTTAGCAAGCGACCTGCTCCTGCAGGCATTGAACAACCGGTTCAATGGCATAGGCCCGCTGCACAAGGATCTATACAGTGTTCAGCACTGGCAGATAACAGCTTGTTTTTAAGCGCAAAAGGCGTGGTTAGCCCCTGTTGTTGGCTCGGAGAAGCAGATCCTACGGCAGATTTTAGCCAGGTTCAAGCTAGCTGGGCTACTGCTACTCCTCATAAGACTTGTGCAGAAATGTGCAGTTCCGCAAACAATTTAACCAACTTTGCCAGTCAATGGCAACGCAATAACGAATTATAATATTTTAATCATGGCACACTCAGGCATAACTATACTACATGACATGGCACTTTCAAGGAACTCCCGTTGACACTCTCCCAGACGAGTGCGTGGGTTTCGTATATCTTATCACAAATACAGTATCAGGGCGCAAATACATAGGTAAGAAACTAGCAAAATTTTCTAAGACAACTCAAAAAACAATTAAATTAAAAAACGGCACCAAAAAGAAAAAGAAAATCCGCAGCAAAGTGGATTCTGATTGGCGCACATATTATGGCTCAAGTCCCGAATTAAGCAAAGACGTAGAAGCATTAGGCACAGACAAGTTTACACGTGAGATTCTATTCATCTGTAAGAGCAAAGCAGAATGCAGTTATATCGAAGCCAGGGAACAATTCACTCGCAAAGTTTTAGAAACAACAGATTATTATAACGGACATATTCAAGTCCGTGTCCATGGCTCCCACATCTTAAACAAAATCTAATCATCGGTTTACGGCTTGCACTGGCTAATATCAAGTGCCTAACAGTAGACAACTGGACATTCGTGTCGCAGGGACAGAAGACTCTATGCCGACTAGAGCACTCAATCACTATCCTTAACAGGACGAAGATCGCAAATTGCCGCGGTTTGATTGTTTGAAGAGAATAAAAAGCGATTGTTTGCCATGAGTGCAAGCAATTAAGTAAAGGCTAAAAAGACGTAGCAGCGATGCTACAGGTTAGTGCAGTATGTTAGCGTATATTGTATTAGCTGCCGTTGTGAAAAAGACGCAACTCGAGGTACCGGACAACCGCCTCTGTAATGTTGTAACGCTATGTGGCTGTGCTACTCAGATGAAGCTCATTCATTTCTTTGCCCTGTGCGGGCAAAGTGTGACCGATTAATCTAGATGAAACTAGTATTCGCTTCGCTCTTAGCTACTAATTATAAAATATATGTTGTGAGCTGATAAGCGAAACAACAGATCTCGTTAGAGATCTTAATATATCTTCTCTTCGACTATACTGCTATTGGTGATAGTGTTGATTTGTTTTTTGATGCTAGCTCTGATATCATTTTTAATGTATACCGATCTTGCGAGTTGAACGAACTCAGAATCAAACGTTTGAGTCTTTTCGCATCTGCGCTTGCTGTCTTCAATAATCCACAGCTCTGAGTTGATTGCGTAGAGCTCTTGCTTGAGAGCATCTACATCTACGTGCAAACTATTGTACAGCTCATTAAGCAAGTTGAGTTCTCTTTGTACGTTTGCAAGTTTTGCAGCATCTGTGGACTTGGCTGCTTTTAATTCTAGTATAGTGATTTTATCGACTAGTTCGCCGATGCTAATAGGTGCTAGTATCATATTAAAAGAATGGTAATCCGGTTTTCTTTGCGGTCTCTAGATTCTTGTCGATTACTCGTGCAATCATTTCGCGATCTCTAAAGCTGAGCATCATAGCATCATCGTAGGTTAAGCCACCGCGCATAAACCAGCACATTTTTAGTAGATCTTCTTTTAAGACTTTTGACTCTCGATCCATTTTATCCAACAAAGCAATTACTTGCTCGTTGGTCATTGTCAAAAGTCTAGACCGAAAAAATTTGATTGATTAAACTCCAGTGAATTGTCGTACTCTTTGGTGCAGGCTGAGCAGGCCAATTTCATTGGTTTTGTTTTGTTGTCGTTGATTAGTGTGTTAACACGTTCCTTGATCTCGTTGTAGACTTCGCGGCTACAGTTTTCCAGGAATTCTGCAATGTTTTTGGATTCAACAACTACAGTTTCTTCTTCGTTATCAGTGATTGTGATGCTTTCGATACAGACTACAATGGTATCGATGTTTAGCTTCTTTAAGCGATTAAAACTTTCGGCAAACTTTGCAGCTTTAACTTCGTCGCTGAGACTTTCGTTGTTAATTACACTGTCGATTAGTCGCTGTTCTTCGTAGTTAACCAAGCTAACATCGTTGATGTTTTTGTAGGTCTGGGGCTTGAACTTGAATTTAAGCCCGTCAATAAACACAGGTCGGCTATAATCGATGGTTTTAGCATTGTCCAGAATGTGATTCAAGTCAATGGTGTGTTCGTTTTCTTCTTTGCAGTGCGGGCAATCTGTTTTAATATCCATTTCGTTGCCGTAACTGGCGATACGAATAGCGATAAAGATTGGGTCTACGTCCACAACAGGAGTCTTCCATACATCTTTGATGTTGGGGCAGCAACTGGCAATAACGTCTGCCATGCCCTGTCCGTTCATCAACGCATCGGGAGTCTTTAGCGTTAGCTCGTCTTTGACTGTCATTGGGTAGATTGGAATCTGCCCTGTAGCAGGTAAATCAATAGCGCCCTCGGGGTAATACTGCCCTTGGCTAGGCAGCTTTAAGTACACTGACGGCTGTCTAAAATGCTTGAATAAGGGGTTGTTAGCCGGGTTGTTGGCCATGGTTTTGATCTCCATAAATAGATGTAATAACTCTATTTATCGCGAAAAATATGGCTGCTGTAACAATTAACATTCCGAACATAGGCAACGTGGTTGCTGAAAACGCCGCCAGCGAAGAAACTTTGCTGAAGCTGCTCGCGACCATGCAAAAGCAAGCAGGTAGCAAAGGCACAGGGAACAGTGCAAAGCTGGCCAAGGATGCTGAAAAAACGCAAGAGAAGGAAATTGATAATCGTAAAAAGAATATCAAGACACTTGAAGATGCAGCAAAAGAAGCAACCAAGGGCAGCGCAGCAACATCAGCGTTTAGCAAATACTTAACCAATGCTGGCGCAGGTATGACTGCTGGTCTAGCACAATCTGGTACAGCATTATTGGGGTTTGGTAAAACACTAGCAACCAGCGCACTGGCTGTAGCAGCCAGCTTTGCAACCACATACGATCAAATGGCCAAAGATCCAATTGGTGCAGCGGCTACTATGCTTGCTACCAACATTGATATCTTTGCTGCTGCGGGCAAGACCGCAGTTGACGTAGTTGGTGGTGTAGCAAAGGGCTTATCTAGTGCTATTCCTGTGGTTGGCGGCGCAGTAGGCGGCATCGTTGATGCAATGGGCACAGCAGCCAAAGCAGCAATTGACTTTGCGGCTTCTGTGCTTAAAATGGCAAACCAGGTATTTGCTCAAGAATTTAAGAAGTCAGCAGATATGCTGCACAACTTTACCAAAGCAGGTGCAAGTTTTGCAGGCGGCATGACTGAAATGCGTAACATAGCACACGACAGTGGCGTTGGCATGGAAACATTCAGCAAGATTGTTACAACCAGCGGCGAAGAAATTCGCAATATGGGTCTAAACCAAGCAGACGGTGCCCGTGCTGTTGCAGCAGGTATGAAGGCACTAACAACTACGTTTGGTAATAGCGGCGGAAACCTTCGTGATGAAATGCTGGCAATGGGATTTACTTACGAAGAACAAGGTCAAATCGTTGCACAAATGGGCGCTCAAATGAAAGCCCAGGGTCAAAACATTAAGAATCTAGCACCAAGTGAGCTAGCTAGACAAACAAAAGAATACGCTACCAACTTAAAAGTTATTAGCGATATTACAGGACAAGACGCTAAGAAGCTACAGGAAAAAGCTCGTGCTGAAAGTATGCGCGGTGCGCTAATGGGCAAGCTAGATGCTAATCAACAAAAAGCATTTAAGGATGCACATGCAACTCTATTAACACTAGGACCAGAGGCAGGCCCTAAGATGCAGCAAGCATTGATGCAGATGCTTGCTGGCGGCGCAGTAACTGATCCAGTTATTGCCGGCAATGCTGAAGCCATGGAAATGATCAAGAAGACTGCTGGACAAATTCAGTCCGGTAACGTTAACATGGTAGTAGAGACTCAAAAGAGTACAGCAGAATTTGCAGATGCAGTCAGAGCCAACGGTGAAACGGCAACGTCGACCGCAGCATTAATGAGCGGTAGCTTTAGCGGTGTTGGCAAGGACATGGCCACGTTTGGCGACAGCATCCGAGCATTGAGTAACCTAGAATCAGACGCAGCAGAAAAGTCTACAGCAAATGCTATTAAACAAAGTGAAGCAACGGACGCATTAACAAAGAGCTATACCGGAATTACTTCTCAACAGGTAGCAATTCAAAATGCAATGGAGAAGTTTGCCACTACTAATTTGCCAGCGTATGCAGCAATTCTGCAAGAGAATGCCCAGAAAACATCTGAAATGATGATGACCGCAATTGGACTAGCATCAGAAGGAATTGGTGCAGCAATGGAGCGACTGGGTAAACTCAAAGATGCAGTTACTGAACCTAGCATGGGCGACAAATTATCCGCAGCAGGCGTTGGTTTAGGAGCTGGCGCTCTTGCTGGTGCAGGAATGGGCGCTTTTGCTGGACCAATTGGATCTGCTGTTGGCGCAGCAGTTGGCGGCCTAGTAGGTGGCGCAGCGGGTTGGTTCTCAGCAGGCGCAAAAAAGGGCGCACAAGCACAAGCAGATCTAACAGACACTGCAATTCCTCAAGCAGTTGGCGGCATTGTTGCTGCACGTAAGGGTGGTACATTAGTACAGATTGCTGAAGCAGGGCTAAATGAAGCCAATGTTCCGTTGCCTGATGGAAGACGTATCCCAGTTGATATGCCAATGGGGCAGCTAGCCACTAGTCTTGGTGATATTATTAGTAAATTCAGTAACGAGCAAGTTGGTATGCAGCAAAAAACATCCGACAGCCTTGAAGAAACCCTTAAACTACTGGTAGAAAAATTTGATACACTAAGCAACACACTAGGCAAGCAAGCAGACACTGGCGGGGTAATGTCAGACGTGGCTAACCATTTGAAAGAAATGCGAGAGACCGCAATAAAGCAATTGGATATACACAGCACAATGGCAAGCTTGATGGGCGAGCAAAAAGACATTTCGAGCAGTATTCTGAATAATAGCTATTGATAACGGTAAATATACCAACAGAGAACAAATATGGCCACGTGGAAAAAGTATTTTAAAACCAGCAATGTGCAGTACAGCGGACAAGGTAGTCCTATCAACGGTACTACTGCGATTTCTGGTACACGCCCTGACCCCGGATATCGTAACTATCAAAGTACGTTACCTGAAGTATACATTGGGCACCCAAACCGTGTTGAGCGCTATAACCAATACGAACAAATGGACATGGACAGCGAAATTAACGCAGCCCTGGACATTCTTGCTGAGTTCTGCACACAGAAGAACGACGAAAACGGTACAGCCTTTGCAATCAACTTCAAAGAAAAGCCAACTGATAACGAAGTTAAGATCATCAAGGAACAACTGCAACAGTGGGTTAACCTAAACGAATTTAACAAACGTATCTTTAAGATTGTGCGCAACACAATCAAGTACGGCGATCAAGTTTTCATCCGTGACCCAGAAACATTCAAATTGTTCTGGACTGAAATGAGCAAGGTTGTTAAGGTTATTGTTAACGAAGGCGAAGGCAAGAAGCCCGAGCAATATGTAGTTAAAGATCTAAATCCCAACTTCCAAAACCTAACAGTTACAGCAGTTAGCACCAGCGATACATTTACCAATCACCCACAAGTTGGTGGCCCTAGTGGATCTTATGTGCAGCCTAATCAGTCGTTTGGTGGCGGTGGCCGTTTCCAACACGCACAGAACGAAGCAGTTATTAATGCTGAACACGTGGTGCATTTGTCACTAACAGAAGGCTTAGACGTATTTTGGCCTTTTGGTAACAGCGTATTGGAAAACGTTTTCAAAGTATTCAAGCAGAAAGAATTGCTAGAAGACGCTATTATTATCTACCGTGTACAACGTGCGCCTGAACGTAGAATCTTTAAGATTGACGTAGGTAACATGGTTCCACACATGGCTATGGCATTCGTTGAACGTATTAAAAACGAAATCCATCAACGCCGCATTCCTACACAAACAGGTGGTGGCACTAACATGATGGATGCTACCTACAACCCACTAAGCACAAACGAAGACTTCTTCTTCCCAGTTACAGCAGACGGACGTGGATCTAGTGTTGACACACTAGCAGGCGGCCAGAACCTGGGCGAAATTACAGACTTGAAGTTCTTTACTAACAAGTTATTCCGTGGTTTACGTATTCCTGCTAGCTACTTGCCAACAGGCGTAGAAGATGGATCACAGAGCTACAGCGATGGTAAAATTGGTACTGCCCTGATTCAAGAATGGCGCTTTACACAATATTGCTTGCGTTTACAGGCAATGATCATTGATAAGCTGGACCACGAATTTAAGATGTTTATGCGCTGGAGAGGCATTAACATTGATGGTCAACTGTTTGATTTAACATTTGAGCCACCACAAAACTTTGCTAGCTACCGTCAAGCAGACATTGATTCTGCACGTATTGCTACATTTACACAGCTAGAACAAATTCCTTACTTAGCTAAACGTTTCTTGATGAAGCGTTACTTGGGCCTAAGCGAAATGGAAATCAGCGAAAACGAAATGGCATGGAACGAAGAGCGTGGTAACGTTGAAGAAGCTCCTGCAGATGTGGCTAACTTGCGTAGCATGGGTATTAGCCCTGGCGGCATCGAAAGCGATCTAGGTCAGGTTACTCCTGATGCTGGCGCCGAGGAAGGTGCAGTTGATGCAAGCGGAATGCCAGCGCCAGGCGCTGCCCCAGAAGTAGGCGCTGCACCTGCTTCCCCAGTCTAAAGGTAAATACTAGTATGAACTTGTACGAATTAGCACAACCAGACGTTATTAAGTCAAATCCTGAAGGGTATGCATCTGAAAAAGATGACAATACAGTTTTAAAGCTGAAGGATTTGCGTAAAACTCGTTTGACTTTAGCCCATCTAAACAAGTTGCGTATTGCAAACGATGTGCGAAAAGTCGAGCACGAAAAGAAATTGAAAGCGGTTACTAAACAGTATGCACCTGCTCCGGATGCGGCGGCAGCGGGTGTTCCAGGGCTTTGATACTAGTTATCAAAGCAAAATCCTTCAAAAAACCCCCATTTAAAACGAAAATATGCGTAGTTTTGTAAATAACTACACAAAGCCACTTGATTAAAGGAGTTCTTATGAACAAGTATGAAAAGTTAATTGAATACATCATTAACGAAAATGAACAAAAAGCTCGTGAACTATTTCACGAGATCGTAGTAGAGAAAAGCCGTGACATCTATGAATCCATTATGGACGAAGAACAGATGGCCGAAATGGGCGGCGACGAACAACAAGGTCTTGTTGACGAAGTTACTGCCGACGAAAACGGCGGCGTAGTTGAAGCAGACGACGAAGAGTTTGATATGGGTGACGACATGGGCGGCGACGACATGGGCGGTGACCTTCCAGCTGATGACGAAGGCGGTATGGGCGATGAGCTTGGTATGGGTGACGACATGGGCGGCGATGAGCCAGCAACCAAGGCAGACTTCGACGAACTTAAAGATATGTTTGCTGAATTGCAAGCACAACTTGGCGGCGACGAAGGCGGCAGCGACTTCGACGCAGGCGACGAAATTGAATCTGACGAAACTGACGACATGGGTGCTCCAGACGAAGTTGGTGCTGATAGCGGCGATGAGCCAGCATTTGGCGAAAGCGTAGTTGAAGGCGAAAACCCATTTGCTAAGAAAGGTTCTGGCAGCGGATCTGGTAAAGGATCTGGTAGCGGTTCTGGTTCTGGCAAGAAAGGTTCCGGTTCTGGTTCTGGCGTAGCTGAAAGCAAGTCTGTAGCTCAATTGATGCGTGAATACGTAGATACAATTGGTCAAGTATACGGCGGCGAAGGTGACAACGCTGAAGGTACTGAGTCTGGCAACGGCAAGAAAGTTCCTGTAAACACTAAGTCTATCAGCCGTACAAGCGGTCCTGACTTTGGTGGAACAAGCAAGAACATCTTGAACAAGACTGGTGCTACTAACGAATCACCAGACGGCAAGCCAACTCCAAAGCCAAACAACGAATACAGCAAAGGTGACGGCGGTAAGTTCTCAAATGAGAAGTTCCAAAACCAAGCTGGCGGCACAAAGAAACAATCTACTGTAGGTAAGAACTGGGAGTCTGAAAACGGCGCCGAAGGTCAAACTACAAGCGGTAAAGTTTCTGTACAAGACAAAACGGTTCTTAAGCAGAACACCGGCAAATAATTAGGATACTTTAATGGCTTTGTATCTAAAAGAGAACTTAACTTTTGACCGAGCAGGTATTACCATCCTTGAGGAAGGTACTGCTGACGGAAAAGGTAAGGATCTTTTCATGAAGGGGATATTCATTGAAGGTGGCGTTAAAAACCACAATCAACGAGTATACCCTGTGCATGAAATTGAAAAAGCAGTATCCAGTATTAATGGCCAACTAAAGGAAGGTTATAGCGTCTTAGGCGAACTAGACCATCCTGATGATTTAAAGATTAACCTAGACCGCGTATCGCATATGATCACCCACATGTGGATGGAAGGCAATTGCGGTCATGGTAAATTAAAGATTTTACCTACCCCAATGGGCGAGCTTGTAAAAGCTATGTTAACAAGTGGCGTTAAGCTAGGCGTTAGCAGCCGTGGATCAGGTCAGGTAAACGAAGGAAGTGGACACGTTAGTGATTTTGAAATCATTACCGTTGACATCGTAGCGCAACCTAGTGCTCCTCATGCATATCCTAAAGCAATTTATGAAGGCTTGATGAACATGAAAGGCGGCGTACAAATGTTTGAGATGGCTCGTGATGCTTCTCAAGATCAAAAAGTACAGAAGTACCTGCAAGAAGCCGTAAAAAAGCTTATCAAAGACTTAAAAGTATAACAGGAGAAACCTAATGTTAGATGCTATCAAACCATTGTTAGACAGTGGCATTATCAATGAAAGCACTCAACAGGCTATTAATGAAGCTTGGGAAACCAAGTTGAATGAAGCACGTGAACAAGTACGTGCAGAGCTTCGTGAGGAATTCGCTGGTCGCTACGAACATGACAAAAGCGTAATGGTTGAAGCTCTAGACAAAATGGTTACAGAATCTCTAAGTTCAGAACTACAAGAGTTCCACGCTGAGAAAAAGGCGTTAGCTGAAGATCGTGTGCGTTTTAACGTTCACATGACTGAAAGCGCAGACAAGTTCAACAATTTCATGGTTACTAAACTAGCCGAAGAAATTAAAGAACTACGCAATGACCGCAAACAATACGAGAATAGCATCGCTAAACTTGAATCGTTTGTTATCAAAGCATTGGCTGAGGAAATCCAAGAGTTTGAACAAGACAAGCAAGCAGTTGTCGAAACTAAGGTTCGTTTAGTAGCAGAAGCTAAGACAAAATTAGCAGAACTACAAACAGCATTCGTTTCACGTGCAGCAGAGCTTGTAAAAGAATCTGTAGCTACTAAGCTAGAGTCGGAGATGACTCAATTGAAAGAAGACATCCACACTGCTCGTGAGAACATGTTTGGCCGTCGTCTATTTGAAGCGTTTGCAAGTGAATTCGCAGTTACTCACCTAAATGAGAACAAAGAAATCCGTAAATTGCAAGCAGCAGTTGCTAATACAAATCGTAAGTTGGCTGAAGCGGTTCAGACAGCCCAAGAGAAAGCAGCAATTGTTGAGTCAAAAGAAAGAGAAATCCGCGTTATTAAGGAATCTGCACAACGCCAAGCTATGCTTGACGGTATGTTGAAACCTCTTAACAGAGAAAAAGCCGCTGTAATGAGCGACTTACTAGAATCTGTGCAAACTGACAAGTTACAGTCTGCATATGAAAAGTATCTACCAGCCGTGCTAAATAACGGAGTAGCAAAAGCAGCCCCTGAGAAGGCTATGATTGCTGAAAGCCGTAGCACAGTTACTGGAGATAAGACTGCTAAAACCGTCGCTACTGAACAACAAGTTAACACTAATGTTGTTGAGTTAAAGCGTTTGGCAGGGCTAAAGTAAAACCCTAAAAGGAAAAAAAGGAAATATTATGACACAAGCATTATTAGAAAGCCGTTGGGGCGAAACCAAAGAAGCCCTGTTAGAAGGTTTGAATGGTTCACGCCGTTCTTCAATGGCAGTTGTTCTTGAGAACACACGCAAGCACTTGGCTGAAAGCGCAACAGTTGGCGGTACTACCGCTGGTAACATCTCTACACTTAACCGTGTAATTTTGCCAGTTATCCGTCGCGTTATGCCTACAGTTATTGCTAACGAAATCGTTGGTGTACAACCAATGACTGGCCCAGTAAGCCAAATTCACACACTACGTGTACGTTACGCTGATGGCGTTGACAGCACTTCTGGTACTGACGTAACAGCCGGTGAAGAAGCATTGTCTCCATTCAAGATTGCTAGCGCATACTCGGGTGGTGCAGATGACAAGGCACAATCTACAAGCGCACTTGAAGGCGTTCCTGGTCGTCGTATCAACGTTCAAATCTTGAAGCAAGTCGTTGAAGCTAAGACTCGTAAGTTAAGCGCTCGCTGGACTTTCGAAGCTGCTCAAGACGCACAAGCTATGCACGGTTTGGATGTTGAAGCAGAAATCATGGCTGCACTAGCACAAGAAATCACAGTAGAAATTGACCAAGAAATTCTAGGTTCTCTACGTGCATTGTCTGGTTCTACATACAGCTACAACCAAGCTACCGTTTCTGGTACTGCAACATTCGTTGGTGACGAACACGCTGCTCTAGCAGTTGTTATCAACCGTGCTGCTAACCTAGTTGCACAACGCACACGTCGTGGCGCTGCTAACTGGGCTGTTGTTTCTCCAGCTGCATTGACAGTATTGCAATCTGCAACTACTTCTGCATTTGCTCGTACAACAGAAGGTACATTCGAAGCTCCAACAAACACTAAGTTCGTTGGTACATTGAACGGCGCTATGCGCATTTACGTTGACAGCTACGCTAGCGACACAGCTAACGTTCTAGTTGGTTACAAGGGTTCGAGCGAAGCTGATGCAGCAGCGTTCTATTGCCCATACGTACCATTGATGAGCTCTGGTGTTGTTCTTGACCCAGCAACATTCGAACCAGTCGTAGGCTTTATGACTCGTTACGGATATGTTGAGTTGACAAACACAGCGTCTTCTCTAGGTAACGCAGCTGACTACTTGGAAAGCATTGCAGTAAGCAACTTGTCGTTCCAGTAATCGACCCCCGAATAGCATCGCAAGGTGCTATACAAATAAAAAAGCCCCTTAATTGGGGCTTTTTTGTGACTTACATCTTTGGGGGAATTTTGTCTATCTCGTGTGGCTCAGCAAAACGAGTTGGGGGCATACGGAGCGCATCGGGAATGATACTCCATTGCACAGGCTTCCAGTATTTGTGGAAGATGTTGTTGAGTACTAGGATTACAATGCCTACTACAATAAATCCGAACCCCATAAGGATTGCGGCCGATAAAAAGGTTGATGCTGTATCTATATCCATGCGTTAATTATACACAAGTATTGAATAAAGTCTACGCAAACGGTAAATATACTGTTCGCTCTTAATTGAGAGTTTATGCAGTACCATCTGCGTAGGCCTAGAACGCTAATATTTTAAGGAGAAACAAAATGGGACGTCCGATTAAATCGATTTATTTTGGTAACCGCAACACTGATGAAGTGGGCGGAGAAGCACTGTATACCACAGGTGGTAACGTTGCGCTAACATTTACTGGTAACTTAGGCTTTGGCTACTATGATGCAAACGTTGCAGCTACATTTAGCGCACCTACTGTAACTGGTGGTACTACTGCTGTTGCTGATGCAGTTTATCTACATGCTAACGGCGCTATCAAGAGCGTACACGTAAGCAATGCAGGTACTGGTTACACTGCCGCAGCTACATTAACTTTCACTGGTGCAAACGTTGCAGCTCCTGCAACTACTACAGCTAACGCATTGCCTAGCACAACAACTACCAACGCTATTGCAGCTAATGCATGGGTTGCTGGTGACACAGTTGGTCGTACCAACGCTGATGTTGTTAAGCAAACTGGTGGCAAAACATACCGTGTTGCAACAAGCGGCGGCACAGGTAAGTGCAAGTTGGTTACAACTGCTACTCCAGAAGCAGCTGGCGAAATGACTATTACCGCTACATTTGTTGACGGTACTAGCACATTTAGCGTTGCTAAATTAACTGAGAACCTAGCATTTGATGCCGACGGTAACCGTTACCGTTGGACATTGGGTACAGCGTCTAACGCTGCTACACCTCCACTAGTAACTATCTCTAGTAACTAATCTACAGTGTAGAAACAAAATAGCACCTTCGGGTGCTATTTTTTTGGGCTAACCTAATTTCTAAACTGCATAAATATAAAATAACGGAATTCTTACGATGGCAACAACTAAACGACTTAGTGGTAATTACACAGTAGCTACCCCAACAAACGGAACAATTACTCTAGACACTGGCTCTCTTGCTGGTACTGTAGTTGTTACAGGCAACTTGGTAGTACAAGGTGTGCAAACTGTGGTTGAATCAACTACAACGCAAGTAGTTGACCCGACTATTACTCTAAACCAAGGCGAAAGTGGAACTGGTGTTACAGCCGGGTATGCAGGTATCGAAGTCGATAGGGGCTTGGGAACCGATGTGCAACTCCGTTGGAACGAAGCGTTTCTAAAATGGCAAGTGTCTGACCAGACTGGGGCATTTGCGAATATCGCAGCGTCAACTGGCACGTTCTTATCTCAGGTAGCTGAAGATACAACTCCTTCGCTAGGCGGTAATTTAGACATACAGAATTACCAAATATACAACAGCCAAGGCGCAGTTGTTCAATTTAATAACAATTTGGCAATTGCAACAACCAGCGTTGCTCCTACCGCAATTGCAAATAATGTTGTTGTATATAGTAGCACCGTAAGCGGTGGCGGGTCGGGACTTTACACAAGTACAGCTAGTGGAAACAATGAACTAGCAACTAAGAGTGCTGCAATCAAGTACAGCATCATTTTCGGATAATAGGACAAACAAATGGCAATACAAAATATCGCAGTCACAGACAGCACCGCAACCAGCATCTACACCAGCACTGGCGACAGCGCAATTACTACAATTCACATTGCAAACTATACAGGAGCAACAGTAGTTGCTAACGTCTTTGTAGTGCCAAGTGGTAGTTTTGCAGGAAACGATACAGTAATTTACAGCAATTACAGTATCACCGCTTACAACACTATGGTAATAGATACTGAAAAATTTATCTTGGAAAACGGCGATGGGGTGTTTGCAAACTGTAACGCAGCTAACTCACTAACTGCAACTGTAAGTTCGATCGGAATTTAATATGGCACGACTATTAAAGAATCCAGACATTGCACCTGGAGCACTTGGTGTTAGATTGCCATTAGGCAGTGCTAGTCTAAGTGATGCTCCGGTTGATGGAATTATTAGATTTAATCAAACAAACAACAAAGTTGAATTCTACTACAACAACCAATGGAACCAAATTGCCAAGATTGGTACGGTAGAAATTATTAAAGATACATTCACAACAGCCGATGGCGTAACTGAATATGGACCAATGAGCTACTCATACAACTCGGGACAAGAAACCAGTGTTGTGGTCTTTGTTGGTGGCGTACACCAAGCTCCGTTGGTTAACTATCAGTTCAACGGAACAAGTTCTATTCAGATCAATCCATCAACAGGCGGTACAGCAAATCAAAGTATTGTGATAATTCATAATTTAAACAGCACTGACGCTGCCTAAGGACGTTCGATGGCTATTGGTAAAATATCAGGTCCAATGCTGCAAACCAACTTGGAGCGCCAAGGGGTAAACATTGCCATAGATGGCAATTTAATTTATGCAGATGTTACAAATAGACGAGTTGGGGTGGGCACAGACTCCCCTGGCCAGTCTCTGGACGTTCCTGGTAATGTACGCCTAGCAAACATTTCTATTCTTGGCAACACTATTACAAGCGACACCGGCAAAGTCAATCTTGGCAGTATCTCTAATGTAACCATCTCTGGTGGCGCACAAAACTATGTGGTCTCAACTGATGGCTTTGGTAATTTAATATGGGCCCAACTCAGCGACTTGGACATTAGCTTTGGTAACCTGGAGTTCAATGATACCACGGTACAAGTAACTACATTGAATGCCAATTTGGTACTGGCAGCAAACGGTACTGGTGTTATTGGTGCAAACGGTGCAGTTATTACTAATGTGGGTTACCCAACTGGGTCATTGGACGTGGCAACCAAAGGATATATTGACGACACTCTATCAAACTTCAACGATGATAGAATTGTTAATGGAACAACAGAAGTAATTGCACTGTCGTCGAACGTGACTGTAACCTCAAATGGAGTGCTACAAGCATATTTTGCACCAACTGAAACAGTTATAAACAATATAAAAATACAAGATACTACAATATCTAGTAGAGTTGGAAACATTTATTTAGATCCATTGCAGGCAAGTGATAGAGTAATTTTTACCAATACCAGTTCAATTACTTTACCAGCAGGCGATGAGTCTACTAGACCGTCTACTCCGGTGTCTGGTGATATTCGATACAACACCTCAACATTGAGTTTGGAATTCTGGAATGGATCTACTTGGCTAAGTACCAACGTAAACCTAGACAGTCAATTGATCTATGCAGACGGAGTGAGTGATACATTTACTCTAGACAATGCGTCGACTACTACAGGCGTGCTAGTAAGTATCAACGGTACATTGCAGCAGCCAACTCTGTCGTACTCTGTGTCAGGTACAGATATTACATTCGTTGAAGTTCCTGAAGCAACTGACGTAATTGAAATTCGTTATATTGCATTGGCAGTGATCCCGTATACAAATTCAACCGTGGTTGATTCTGCAAATGTAGTTGTGGCACCAACCACAGTAATACTCGACAGTATGAGTACCAACTTGTATAGATCTGCAAAATATAATGTGCAATTAACATCCGGATCAGACTATCAGTTTGTTGAAATTCACGCAATACATAACGGAACCACAGCAAACATTTCCACTGTGTCATCAACTGTCACGAATGGAAACTTAGCAACATTCTCGGCAAACGTATCAGGAGCGACAATGAATCTGTTAATCACTTCTGCTGCAACTACCACAACACGTCTGCAAAAAACATATTTTTTGATTTAATTTAGGCTAGTAACCATTTGCTTGATCTTTGGTAAATACATTAATACCAGGATTAGGACCTACAAGAATGGCAAACATTACTAGAATTAAGAATAACCAAATTACAGACAGTGCAATTACGTCTACCAAGTTAGCAGCAGGGACGTTAGTAGGTTCGGTATTCAGTTCAAATCTTACACTAAACAGTAACGTAACAATTATCGGTAATCTAAGTATTACTGGTAATAGTGCAATCGTTAATGCAACAAACACCACAGTCAACGATCCACTTGTTGTTTTTAACAACGGGTATGTTGGTACCCCGAGCTACGACATTGGTATCATTGCCAACAGAAACTTAGGCAGCTTGGCCCCGTATGGCTCAGTCAATACTGCCTTTGTATGGAAAGAATCTGAGGAAGCATGGGTTGCAATTGCAACAACAGAAACAGGGACCACTACTGGTAGCATTAACAACACTGGTTGGTCAAATGTTAAAGTTGGTAACCTAACAGCAGTCTCGAGCAGTATAACCGGTGCCGCTACAGTTGGGTCTACTCTTAGCGTAACCGGAGCAACTACCTTAACCACTGCAACTACTGGTGGATTACAAGCAGTAGCAATTGGTAACGTAACACCAGGCTCATCGGTATTTACAACATCGGTAGTTAATGCAAGCGTTCCTACTACTGGAATCAACACTGGCGCACTACAGGTACTTAACGGTGGAGCATACATTGCTGGTAACCTATGGGTTGGCGGCAATATCAACTTTACTCCAAACGCAGTAAGTACAATTACTGGTAACAGCGCACAGTTCTTTGGTAATGCAGCTGGCTTTGGCGCACTGTACGCTGGCATTAGTTCTGGCTTTGTTTACCAACCTCAAACAGTGCTACAGAATAGCACAAACTTTAACGGTTACGCTCAAGTTAACCATCAAAACATTAATGCTGGCAGCGATGCTACCAGCGACTTTGTTGTAACAGCAGACAATGGAACCGAAGATACCTATTACTTAGATATGGGTATCACTAGCAGTGGGTATGACAACTCTACTCCAACTAATGCACTAGGTACTAGTGTATTCCCTAACGATTCTTACTTGTATGCACAGGGTAAGACAGGTTTTGCAGGTGGTAACTTAGTTGTTGGTACTTCTATTCCTGATACTGTTACTCGCATTATTGCCGGCGGAGTAGACTCGGCTAACGTTGTTGCAATTGTTTCGGGCACTAAAGTTGCAGTAGTTGCAACAACCGCAGCAACCAACAGCACAAGTGGTGCATTGACTGTAGCTGGTGGAGCTGGCATTGCAGGAGCAGTGTATGCTGGCAGCATTCAGAATACCCCAATTGGTAGTTCTACACCTAACTCTGGTGCATTTACTACATTAACTTCAACTGGTACAATTATTGCCAGCGGCAACATTGTTGCAGCAAGCGGCACAGCAAGCACAAATACAACAACAGGTGCATTAGTAGTAACTGGCGGTGCAGGAGTTTCAGGAGCAGTCTACGCTGGTTCGTTATACGACAACGGCAACCGTGTGCTAACAAGTTTCTCTAGCACTGGTGCAGGTAACGTAACAGTCTCTATTAGCAACCCTGGCAGCAGCACAGTTGAATTAACTGCAACTGGTCCAGGAGCCGCACAATGGGGCGGTCCAACTCAACTTCCATTTATTAGCACTGATGCATACGGTCGTGTTAGCGCCGCAGGTAACATTGCTCTTAATACCGTAGCAGTTACAAATTTAGGCAATACTTCAGAAATTACAGCTAACGCAGCAGTTGGCTTAACTGGGTTAAATCTAACCACTACAGGCGTGTCGGCAGGCAATTATGGTTCTGCAACAGTAATTCCGACTATTGTAGTTGACAACAAGGGACGAGTAACTAGTGTTACCACTAACGCTCTGTCAACTACATTTACAGTCAATGGCACAAGCGGCTCAACTCCAGTGTCAAGCGGATCCATTCTGACATTGTCAAGTACCAACGGTGTTGATATTGCAGTTGGCTCAACCTATGCAAACATCAGCACTCCGCAGGATATCCGCGCAACAGCTAACCCAACGTTCAATAATTTAACTACTGCTAGTTTGCAAGGTGTGATTGGTAACGTAACTCCAGCTGCCGCTGCATTTACTACAGGTACATTTAGTTCAACTTTGGGGGTAACTGGTGTAACTACGTTAACTACAGCAACAGTAGGCGGCCTACAAGCAGTGGCAATTGGTAACGTAACACCTGGCACCGGTGCGTTTACTGGGCTGACTGCAAGCACATGGGCAAACGTAACTGCTACAACAGAATCTACAAATGCAACTTCTGGTGCATTAATTGTTGCTGGCGGGGCAGGTATTGCTAAGAACTTGAATGTTGGTGGCAATGTTGTTATTACTGGTAACTTAACAGTTAATGGTGATGTAACCACAGTTAATGCAGCAACATTAGACGTTGAAGATTTAAACATTACTGTTGCTAAAGGCGCTGCAAATCCAGCAGCAGCAAACGGTGCTGGACTAACTGTTGACGGCGCAGCAGCAACATTACTATACACCAGCTCGACTGATACCTGGAACTTAAATAAAGGATTAGTTGCGCCTAGCGCATCGGTTACTGACTCTACAGATTCAAGCAGCACCACATCGGGCGCATTGCAGGTAACTGGTGGTGTGGGTATTGCTAAGAACTTGTATGTTGGTGGATTATTACAAGCAGGCACCGCCTCTTTTGCAAGTATCAATAATACCCCAATTGGCAATACAACACCAAGCACTGGCGCATTTACTACATTGAGTGCGCAAACAGAAACTGTTGGCGGATTGCAAGCAGCAGCGATTGGTAACGTAACACCGGGTACTGGCGATTTTACTGTACTGGTGTCTAACTTTGCACACACAGCTGGTTTACAAGCAGTAGCAATTGGTAACGTAACACCAGGTACTGGTGCATTTACTACAGCAACCACAGGCGGATTGCAAGCAGCAGCAATTGGTAACGTAACCCCAGGCACCGGCGCATTTACTACCTTAACCAGTGGAAGTTTCCAGGGTGTTATTGGTAACGCAGCGCCAGCAGCCGGCACATTTACAACATTGTTTGCTAACTCGGCAAGCTTTGCCAGTATTAACAATACTCCAATTGGTAACGCAACTCCAAGTACAGGTGCGTTTACTTCGGTTACAGTTGGCGAGACATCAATTGGTGATGGAACAGTTGGTACAGGCACACTAACTGCTGGGACTGGTAATTTAACTTATTTAAATGTTGGCAGTAACGCTGCAATTTCTGGTGTAACAACAATGTCCACAGCAACCGCTGGTGGTCTACAAGCACTTGCAATTGGTAACGTAACACCAGGTACTGGTGCATTTACTACAGTAACAACAAGTAGCACTATTGTTGCCAGTGGCAACATTGTTGCAGCAGCAGCTACACCGAGCACAAGTATAACAACCGGCGCATTGGTTGTACCAAATGGCGGCATTGGTGCTACAGGTAACTTAAACGTCGGCTCACCCGGAAGTGTACACGCACTTCGTGGTAACGTATTAATTGGTTTTGGTACTATTGCAGACATAGAAAATACTCCGCTTACAGTTAATTTAAACACTGCAACACCTCCGGGACATCGCGGTCAGATTCACTTGGTGCCAGGCGACAGCAAAGATGGCAGCATAGTAATTGAATCCTTTGGGGTGGGATATTCAGCAAGCTATACTGGTCGCCACACACGCGGTACACTAGCATCGCCGGCTGCGGTACAAGCAGGAGATCAAATCTCTAGTTTCCACGGTATTGGCTACGGTGCAACGGGCTTTGTTGACGCATTGGTATACGAACCATCGGGTCTTACAATATGGGCAGCAGAAAACTATACCGACACTGCGCAAGGTACATACCTAACTTTAGATGTAATCCCTACTGGTAGTAATAGTGCAGTAACAGCATTAAAAGTTGCCAGCTCAGGCAACGTGGTAATTCCTGCAACTACTCCAAGTATTGATTACACAAACGGTGCGCTAGTAGTTAAAGGCGGTGCAGGCTTTGCTGGAAATATCCACGTTGGTGGCGACGTTCACGCACTTGGATCATTTAATGGTTCTGATGTAGCAATCACTGGGCGATTCAATACAACTGATGCCACTGATACCACAGCACCGGGTGAAGGTACATTCTTTACACCTGGCGGTGTAAGCATTGGCGGCAATGCATACGTTGGTAAAAACTTATACATTGGTCCAGCTTCGTTTGAGAAAGCATTAACAGTACCAACTATTATTGCAGTCGACAACGGCACAATGTATGCACAAATGGCAATCGTTAATAGCGCAGGATCTGGTTCTTCTGACCTTGCGGCATATACTGCAAACGGAACTGACGCTGGTGGTTGGGTAGACGTTGGTATTGCTGGTAATACATTTAGCGATAGCAATTATACTATTACAAATTCGCAAGACGGTTATCTGTTTACTCGCCCAACTGGCAGTGAAGCAGGCGGTAATTTGGTACTTGCTACCAGCGAAGCAGGTAGCCATAACGACATTGTCCTTGCAACTGGTAGCTTCTTTGCCAATAGCGAAGTGGCACGTATTCACGGTAATACCAGCAACAGTGGTACATTTGTTGTTAAGCTACCTACCCCAAATACTGCAACAGCTAACACTGGGGCATTCCAAGTCTGGGGTGGAACTAGTGTAAGTGGCAATCTATATACTGGCGGTGGCGCTATTGTTAACGGTAGTCAAACTGCTGGATATGATTTTAAAGCAATGGGCAAGAACTCAACTAACTTGTTGTGGGCTCGTCCGAGTGCTGTTTATGACCAAGTTATTGTTGGCAACACAATTAGTGCAGCTAGCTTAACCACAGGTGCCAAGTTGGTAATTAACAGTACTGACTCAATGTTACTACCAGTTGGTACTACAGCACAGCGTCCTGGTTCCGTTGGATTCTCAGACGTAACTGGTATGTTCCGCTACAACACAACCATTGGCGGACTTGAGTTCTATTCGGGCACGTCATGGTCAGCAGTTTCGTCTAACTTCACAGTCATCACCGACGAACAGTTTAATGGCGACGGAGTTAACGCAGCATTTACATTGGCAGCACCTGCTACAACAGCAGCAACTATTGTAAGTATTAACGGTATTGTTCAGATTCCTACATTGGCATACAGCATCAGTGGAACAACTTTAACATTTACTGAAATTCCAATGTCCGGTGACGTAATTGATGTACGAGCATTGGTTACTACACAAACAGTTTCTGCTATTGTTAGTGAAAACTCTAACATGGGGTTCAGCGTAACAAATACCACAGCAAACGTTATTGCAGGAACCTCGTCATTACAAACAGTTACATATTGGGACACTTCTGGCGCACAGGTCAGTAACTTACCAAATGTGAGTGTATCAACTGCTAACGTTGCTGGTACTATTGACACATTCTCGACTAGTTCATATCGAACTGCAAAATATGTAGTGCAAGCAACCAATGGAAGTAATTTCCAATCAATGGAAGCACTAGTGGTGCATGATGGCACTACTGCTACTATTGTGCCATATGGCGTAGTGCAAACTGGAAGTAACTTAGGTATACTAAACGCGACAGTTAGTAGCGGCAATGTGTTGGTGCAATTTGTACCTGCTATTAGCAGCACAACAGTTAGAATTAGTAAAGATTACTTGTTAATCTAAAATTAAAAACGCTATTTTGGGGAATATGGAACCATGGCAAACGGAAATTTCGTAGTACAAAATGGACTTGAGGTAGGTGGCTACAAAGTCTTTGCCGGCAACGGCGACATTATTACAACAGGTAATATTACAACAACAGGTGCTGGTAGCATCACATCAGCTGCTGGCTTTGGCGGCCTGAATGCAGACAAAATTTATACAGGTGCAAGTAACGTTCTAGTTACAACTGACAGTATTTTTGGAAACATCAACAACGTACCAGTAACTCGAGTAACCAGCAGTGGTCTAACTGTTGCAGGCGGCTTGCAAGC